TCAGCAGTCCCAGCAATACCTCGCATTCTCTCGCAGGCAATACTGCAGCTCCTTCGCCTCCTCCAGCGTGAGTGCCCCCTTCATATTAATATGGAATATCTCCGCCAGCCTTAAATGAACCGGTAACATAGTAAACAACCTCCTGTATCATCATCTTGATACATAATATGCAGGTGTATCAGAAAGATGATACGCGTATCAGATAATTGATACATTTATTATTCTGCTGTATACTTTTGGAAAAGGAGGCATGTCCATTGATAAAGAATCACGTGAAGGACATCATGGATCGGCAGAACAAAGGGATCCGGCCTGTTGCCCGGGATACAGGGCTGGCTATTAACACTGTGTCGGGGTTGTATCATGATACTTCAAAACGCGTGGATTTTGAAACGCTGGACAAGCTCTGTCGGCATTTGAATGTAGGTACCGGTGAATTGATTGAATACATAGAGGATGAAAAAGCCCAGCCGTGATTGGCCGGGCTTTCTATTTGAGGTGATCTTTCAGCACAACTCCCATCTCGGACATATACTTCGTCAGACGCAGGCTGATCTCTGTTCGCATCACGTCTCGCGTAAGCCCGAAGCGCTCCTGATAGCCCCGGAAGAATATTTTATAGTACATTAGGAAATCCTCCTGCTCATCAGCGAGCACTTTGATGTTCCGCTGTTTGAGTTCCTTCTGCAGCCGGTAGGTGTCCTGCATAATCTTATTCTGAACAAAACGGCCAGCTATTAAGTACATCTTAGCAAGGACGTTTCCCGATCGCTCGATCTCTTCCATGCTCTTCGAAACCATTGTGTCTATGTAAGGCAATAAGATGAGATCCCGGACCATCGTCCGCTCCTGATTGCTGAGCATCGTCCTGGCAGGTTCCTCTTGCTTATTCTGCTGCTGCTCATACTGATCGGCGTGATCGGTCAGCAGCATCTTCGTCTTCCAGCGCTCATTCCCGTCAAGTTTTGTCAATCATATTGCCCCCTCAGTGGTACAGCCAGTAGTCTATATTCCGGACCTCCTTCTCTCTTGGCACAGCCTGCTGCGGTCCAGTATCAAATGGTACATTCCGTTCCCATCCCTCGATGATCACAGCATTATCGACAGTGTCTGAAGGCTCCCATTTAATATAATGCTCATCAACTAGGACCTTCAGTCCTTTTTTAATCTCAGCAGGCCGCCGGCCGCTTAATCGCCGCAGCTCCGGAAGCGTCGGCATGCGTTTGAAATGGTACCGGAACTGGAACATGATCCTTAGCAGCTTTCGCGGGGTGTCATCAAGCACGACGCAATATCCTCATCGCCCGTGCGGTGCTCTGTTTCCGTTCGATATACCCCTTATCCTCCAATTGAACAATATATCGGCATATCGAAGACATGGAGGATATCCCCATTTCTAATGCTATTTCCCGAATTGTCGGAGCGTACTTTAGCCGATCATATAAGGTGACAATGGCGTTCAGGGCATCCCGCTCCCTATTTGTTAATTCACTCATGCTACCACACCTCTTTTTATAAGCCGCCAGGCAAGGATGTTCTCAGCAAGAAATACCCTTGGGGCATCGGAAGTCAGACAAGTCGCTCGGATGCGGCCGTCACGGATGCCGATAATCTCGATCTTACGCTGTGTGATCTTACCGTCTTTCGCTTGATAAACGATCTCTACTGTCTGCCCGATGCCCATTTTCATGCTGATCGCCTCCAAAAATAAGAACATTTGTTTGTATTATATGCTGGATACTCAATATTTAGCAATGGTTTGATTTTCCGTGAAATAAAAAAAGACCCGCAGACCTATTAAGGTTGACGGGTTAATTCTGCTCTGAATTCGAATCTGTTGCGCATATAACGGGAGCCAGCTATCTTAATTGATTCCGGTGTGTAGCCATCCACTATGCCGCCGTAATCCATTAGGTGGCCAACAGGATCGGGGTCATGACGGAACCAAACGGACACTTTGGTCTGCGAAAGTGCTGCCACAAAGAAGTCCAAGTCATTCTGTAATACTATATATTTAGTGTTCATAGAGCTTTCCTACTCTACTGGAGGAAGCACTCTGTACAATAGCATTAAGTTATCATCACTTCTCCCATATCGATGCCATGATTTTTTTGATGTTATTGTGCACTCCACGACAAAACGTTCTCCTACATGTGAATTTAGTATTTTTACTTCAAATCTACTTTTATTGTCATCAATATATCTTGCACTTTCTTGGACAAACCATTGTATATCATACTCTTCATCAGTAAATGTTGGATCAATTTCAATTTCAACTATTAATACATCACCTGGCCTTAACGAGGCATTCTCTTTACAGTTGAGAACAAAATGCACGCGCACATCATTTCGGTTTGAATTTATTTCCGCTTCATGCTTTATGTTGCCAAGCGAATCTGAAAATTGGATTATTGAAGGTACGTTATACAATTTTTCAACTCCTATAATGCTGTAGTATGTTTTTATTGAATCAATTATATCGTGAGCATAGCATATTATTTGTTCGGCCTGACGTATAGAAATATGATTTGCATGTGAAAGGTAGTTTCTTGGCTTGGAAATTTTATCAAAAATAAATCTCCCCATCTCCGGGCCCATTGGAAACGCATGTTTAAAACAGGTCGAAAATAATTCTGAATATAGCTTTGGATGTAATACGATGTTAATTGCATCATCTAATAATATCGCATCGACATCACGAGCATATCGCTTTGGCTCTTTAATCCTTCTCGAACGTATACCTTCACGTATCTCTTTTTTTAAAATGAAGTTACCGAGTTCATCCTGATATTGGAGGTAATTTCCACCAAATCGTTCCGACAATTGTTGATCAATTAACCTTCTCAACCACATTTCAAGTGTTTCTATTGTGGAACGGCACATTTCCCTAATTTCAGAGCTTTTAAGATTATTGAACATAAGATTCTGCCCCTCACTTCTATTATTGAAGAGAAGGTTATCATGCAGTTGTTCTTCTGTAAACGGCAAAAAGCCCACCAGCCGAAGCCAGTGGGCAATTATTATCCCTTGGTCAGTAACGTCGCCTTATACTTCAGGTATGCATCCTCAATGGCCGCCCGGATCTCGAGCGTACTCACCGTGATTCCCTTCTTCTGCAGCTGCTCTTCCGCATACTTAAGAGCTTCCTGAAGCTTATCAGCTCCGCCATACTGCGCATAAACAGTCTGGGCATAAGCGAATCCCTCCGTAGCGATCTTATGCAGCAGTTCGCGCTGCTGGACATTCAGTTTGCCATCCAGCCAGGCTTGCAGCCGAGACTTAAGCAAAGCCACCACTCCCAGTACCGCCGTTGCCAGAACGCCAATAATCGCCAATACGATGGTTGTGATGTACGGTTGAGCCTGTTCAATAAAAGTTTGCATAGTATCCTCTCCTATTCCGTCGGCATCCCTGCAGCTCGCCGCAGATGATTTGCCGTGTTATTGAAATACGCTGTAGCTGTCTTGTCGCCTTTCTGCTTGGCCGCAAACCAGCCGGGAGACAACCAGCGGAAGACCAGCTCCTGCACGTTACTCTTCGGCAGCTGAGTGAAGGGCGCCGCGGCGGCTCCAACCTGCAGCGGAATTCGCGCCGCCAGCCTCAGGTTATTAGCCAAGTTGTGAAGGTGCGTCTTCGCCACTTGGTCGCCCACCTTCTGAGCTGCGAACCAGGCCGGAGAAACATAATCGTCAATAAGCACCTGCGCCACATTGGCCGGCAGCTGCACGGCGGCAGGCGGCGAGATCATAACCGGCTGCTCCTCGATCTCCGCGACGACATCATAAAACAGATCCTTAAGTGTCTTGCCGGCGGTCGCCAGCGCTTGGTCAACGTCCCGCTTACGGGTTGGGTCCAACTGCTTATGGCTCGGGATGTGAGTCAGTGGGTTAAGGCCCCATTTGTCACAGCAGAATGCCAGATACCACACATAACGCTTGTATGCCTCGAGAGTGTTGATCTGTCCGCCATAGCACAGCTCCACACCCAGGGCGATGTCATTGGCATCGTCTCCGTATAGCTTGTTGTCCAAGGTCACGTTGTACAGCACATGCCAGGCTTTCTCTGCCGGGTCTGGACCGGTACCGGCGGGGATGATCTCCAAGATCTTATTGTCATCGATGAAGGTATGAGCTGAGGCCGACCGGTTAATCAGCTTCTGAAAATAGTCGAAATGATTGTCCGCCGTCGCCCCAGGATTCCCAGTGTCATGGGCAACTAAAAAGCCCGGCGTACCTGATACAAGCCGGGTGCCGGGCCGAACGTTCTGGCGCTTGTTAATGTAACGCCGTTCAATCTGATATTTATCTCTGATCATCGTCTTCCGGATCCTCCTTAATCGCAGGCAGTGCCATAAACAGGTCCTGCCGCTTCGTGTACATCAGTACGGTCAGTATGAGCAGCCCCAGCGTCGTGCCGACCTGCGCCGCAGCCCACGTCTGCGACTTAAGCGCGGCCAGCACAGCATCACCGGCGGTTACATCGGAGAAACGAATCCAGAACGCCACGGCCATCTTGACCGTGTAGGCCCCCAGGAAGAAGAACGCTGCCAGCATAAACAAGCTGACCACCCGAGCTTCAAATCTCCCCCGGAAATAAAAAAACAGCGCCGCGATCAGCAGCACTGCACAGATGAACGATATTCCATATGCTATCAACAGTAAAATATCAATGACCCCCATGGTGTTGATCCCCCTTATCATAAACCAAGAACCGGGCGAATTTGTTCCGCTCGATCTCCTCCTGTATCTCCTTCGACATATCTCTGTATCGGGCGATTGCAACGCTCACCCGGCCAGATGCCTGCACCAGCTCCTTCTCTTTGTCTCGGTGCTGGGGTGATAGGCGCTTTATCCAATTCATCAGCACGTTATCCTCCCCTATCCTGGTCATTACCGCCGCCGGCAGCATGGTCGATCTTAAGTCGCTGCAGGACTTCCAAAGTCGGTGCCATGAAGTCGGCCCGCTCTTTATCAAGTATCGCCTGCAGCCGGTCCCGATCCTCCTCAGCTCGATCTAAAAGATCCCTCGGCACCAGATCGCCCCGGGATATCGCCCTCAGAAAGTAAATCACGATGAAGAGCAGTACCAGAGCCACGATATAAGCCAGGCCATACCTATCAGCAAGCGGTAGCAGTTCCTTGATATTCGTTACATCATTGCTATTCATTCCCCCGCGCTCCCTTCTCTCTCTATTTAACTGGTTCGCTCAATTCTGCATCAATTTTTTCGTCTGCCGCCTTCTTGCTGGCTTTATCCAGCGCCGCCAGTGCCTCACCGATCTGCATGTCGATCTGCTGCAGCAGCTCACGCTGCCGCCCGGGATGAGTATTGACGAGTAGCAAAACAACGTCCACTGCTTCCTGCACAGGATTGCTCGGATTAACCGAGAGTTCGAGATTAATGACTTTGGCCAGGGTGACCACCTCCTTTCAGGCAAAATAAAAGAGCCCTCATATGAGGACTCATTCTGTGCGATCGTCTACCCAGCCGGTACCAGGGGCGTAAAACTGAGTATGACCTGTAATTACATTTTCTTTCACGATATATCTAATCCCATCACGCTCAAATTCAAGATAGCGGTAAGGTGTTGGGTAGATCAAAATGCTGAAAGCGAACAGCAGCAGTAGTACTGCGGCAACTATAACGACAGGCTTCTTCATGGCGTCGAAAGCTCAGTCAATTGAGCTTTAAGCTCGGTCAGCTCCTTCTCTTTCTCCACTATGACCTGTTGTTTCGCTTTAATCATTTCATCGATTTTTGCGAGAGCATCAAGTCGTTGCTGTTCTGTAGGATAATCAGCGGGATACTTATTGACTCTTTCTTTAGAGTCCTCCATTCCCTTTATAGCACCTTTTGCACTTTCAATTTCACTTTCTGCTGCTCTGATTTTATATTCAAGGTATTCCTTTGAAATAGCCTCTCCAGTACCTGGCGTACTTGAAGTGGCTGCTGGTTGATTATCACTCATGATGATCTTCTTCCCTTCGACCGCTAGATTTGTTCCTACTGCTTCAGCTACAGCGCGAACAGGGGCATATGCTGAACCGTTGATGATTACAGCGTCAGCAATCTTCGACCCGCCTTTTTCAATAGAAAACAACCCTTGGACCTTCTGACCAATCAGGCTGGACGAATTCGCGAATGCTGTCACACCAGCAAACAGCAAAACACCGACGATAATACCAGATACAAACTTTTTCAATGTCACATCTCCTTTAATAGATTTGTATCTATTATCGGCGATAATTGTTAATTTTTACAATACTAAGACACAACGAATGTACCTCCAGCTGTACCCGGAGGTATCGTAACGCTATGTGAGTGCCCCGTATTAGACTTACCTGCCAAAGCTAACCATATAGAATCTAATTCAGCTCTCAAGCCGCTGACGAAATTAATACCAAATCCTGAAACACTGTAAGCAGATGCAAAGTTCATTTGGCCTTGAAAGTAAATCGTATTCGTCAGTGCAGATAGAAACAAATCTGCGTTAGCTGAAGAAGACACTTCGAACAGACCATCACCGCCGTTAATACTTCCACTACGATTACCGTTAGACTGATCAAATGTTATTGCGCTCATATTGTATCCTGCAGCCAGGAATAAACCGATACGCCGTGTGCCGCTCGCATCATAGGTTCTCCACCCATCATCATCGACTTCAAAGCGCGCCCCAGCCTCCGCTGTCCGTATAAGCGCCCCCGTCACTGTCCCTGCAATAATGTCGGAATATTCCATGATACTGTTCTCAATCAGCCCCGTCAGCGTAATTGACCTTGCTACCACATCCCCCTGCATATCCACTCGGAATGGAGCACTGTCAAAGTCAGCATGCCCTGAGCTAATCCCGTTGGTGTTGATCTTGGTGACGTTGTTGCCCTCCCCGATTTCCATGCTGACGAAGCTACCCAAGACGCCGGCGATAACCTCCGCGGCAATACCCCGACCGGTGATGGCTGTCCGCGCCGTGGCCCCTCCGTCGTCAGTGATGATAATCCCCCGGGATGTCTGAATCATCTGGACATCATTGTCGTCCGGATCCTGCAGGACGATGCCGCGGCTGTCGTAAATGATCTCGCTCTTGGATGCATTGATATCGATGACCGCCTGCTTGGCAAACTCCTCGAAGGCAGCTGCCCGCACCCGACCGCCGGACAGGAGGTCATTAAGGATCTGCTTGCTGCGCTCCAGGTCAGCCAGCACCTGCGTATCATCCCGCATCTGATAATTGGACAAGGTGACCAAGCTGTGCTGCTCCATGCTGAAAGGATACTCCGTAATCTCCATCACCCGGCAGCTCACACGCTGCAGCTCCATTTCAGGGTCATAAGCATACACGGTGTCGCCCAGTCGGGGCTGCTCCTCGTCCGGATCAATCTTGTAAATGTCCGCCGCACTGACGCCGATCTCGAACTCCGGCATTTCCTTCTTTCGCAAGGCTTCCCGGGTAGCGATCAGCAGTTCCTCCGGATCTTCGATGTTCTGGTCGATCAGTTCACCGTCGTAAAAGGTGTTCACGTCATTGGTCCAGTACTGCGCATATGGCGAAATCAGGTAATTCACGGCCAGCTTATTGTCAACTATGGCGCCGGGTACGGAATCCAGCAGAATGCGCTCTTCCGTGGTCAGAAAGTCGGCAGATAGACCGATGAATGTCCGGCCGTCCTTCATCTGGCTGAATAGGCGGGTGGTCAGGTTCGAAGCATCATCCTTGAAGGAATCGCTGATGATATTCTTGCGGAACCGGTACTCGAAACCGTCATTGCTGCCAATCTGCTTGTACAAATGAATGACGGTGTTATCTGGCTCGATCTCGCATCCGTACAGGTTAACCGTGTCCTGCAGAGCAGCCAGCGCTGTGTTCGCTCCCCAGTCCTTGACGTCTCGCAGATCGAAGGTGTCATGCACAACGAAGGTATACACGCCGCCGGTAGCCTCGCTGATCTTGTCCAGCAGCACGCTGATGTGGACGCCGTACGACTCATTGATGTATTCGTCATACGGCATTTTGAAGTCCACCATCTTGAACATGATATGTGTGCAGATGACCTGGGCGCTGATAACCTTGTTGCTGCGATCACGGGCGCGTGATTGGATGACATAAAATTGGCCACGCTCGTCTTGAACGTGGCCTTTTGGTATGATCAGCTCTTTGTAATCGTCGCTATGCATCGGGACCGTGAAGGATATCTCATAGTCGCTATTTATTCGGCGGCGGCGCTGGACATCGGTGGAAGAGACCAGCAGCCCGGTTGGTGAACGGTTGCGGTCGAAGGATTTAAGGTGCTTTTGCATGTTGACACTCCTCTCGCTATTGAACCAGATATCGCTTATGTTGTTCCCGTTTACGTTCCTCAGTAATTCGAGCATATCTGAGGGTTGTCTGAGGGTCTGAATGCCCCATTAATTCCTGCACTGCTACTAGCTCCGCGCCATTGTTAAGGGTCAATGTGGCGAAGGTGTGCCGCAGCACGTGCGGGCTTACTTTTTCCTGCAAACCAGCAGCCCGGGCGATGACTGCGATCTCCCTCTGGATGCCTCGTTTTGTCAACCTACGGTGCGGCTTTCGCTCGGTAACCATCAGAGCTTCACAATCATCCGTCCGGTTCTTTAAGTATTTATTTAAATGGAACATCGCTTTAAACGAAAAATAGACTTCCCTTTCCTTGTTCCCTTTACCAATAACACGGCAGCTCATAGACTGCTGATTAATATCTTCCCGATCCATACCGTATACCTCAGACAGTCGGCATCCGGTTGCATACATGATTTCGATAAAGGCTCGCTGCCGGACCGTCTTGCAGGCCTCGCGCAGCATCTCCAGCTCGGGGATCGTCAGTGCCTTCGGCAGGCGCTTCTCCAGTTTTGGCGTCTTCAATTTGGCAGAAGGGTCTCTCTGGATAATTTCTTCAGAGGTCAGCCAACCGAAGAAGCTTTTTAAGACAGATAGTTTTTTACCTACAGTACTCATTTTAAGTTTATCGAACTGCCCGAGGTAAGCCCGAATATCGGCCGCTGTTACATTTTCTGTCCGCTTGCGAACGTGTCGGAAGAATATGTGTAGGTCTAGGGCATATCCATCCAGCGTCAGTGGACTCAGTCCTTCAAGGCGCTTGGAAGATAAGAACATCTTGATCTTTTCTGCGCCATCCGGGTGCGGCTCATCTTCTTCCACCCGTTGAATGTGATACTTTGATACGGCGGCAGAAAGAACTGACTTTGTCCGCTCTGCATTTAAATCAGGGAATGATTCGAATATAACAGCCACGACATCGGACAATAGTTGCTCACTTGCATTATTCACAAATGCACCTCCGCAATTACTCGTTTTTCGTGTAACCAAATCATATCATTACACGTATTTCGAGTACATAGGGCTAAATACACGTTTTTCGTGTATAATATCGCCAGGAGGTGCAAATATGAAAATTAAGTCGAACTTAAAAGAAATCGCAGACCGGAAAGGCCTTAACCCACTGCAGTTATCCAAGAAAATTAATTACCGATATGAATCAGTTAGGGTGATGTACAACGACGAAGCCAAGCATTATCCCAAGGATCTACTGCTCCTTCTCTGCAAAGAATTAGAAGTGACACCTGGTGAGTTGCTTATTTTAGATAAAGAAGAAAATTTGGATGAGGTGAAGACAGGTGAATAACTTACCATCTCATTCCAACGAATCGTCAGTCGATAAAGTTAAAAGTTATACCGGTATGATTCCAGATCACCGTTTGCCGATTGTCATGGCAACAAATGAAAATGAAGCAACTCAGCTACTCATACAGCAACTCCGCGAATTGTTCAGGACTGCATCTGACGAAGAAATAGCAGACAAATTCGGACTTATTATTTGGAGCGAATAGGTAAAGCCCTCTCGAATTTAGACACGGGAGGGCTTTTTAATGCACGTTTTATTTTGTTCGGTAGTGCGCAGTAATCTCCGTTTGCCCGACACATCCATAAACGTTGATTTATCAGCATTTATCGGCATTTATAAGGGTGAATAATTACTACTGCGCATTAACTGCAGCAGGTGTGAAATCAACGAAATATTCCTCGCCGGGCTGGAATTGATCTCTGGCAGCCTCGTTCGTAATCGTCAGCGTTATCGATCCTGCCGGGGTGTACTCCCAGAACGCCTTGTTCTCCTCACTACCGGAATAAACCGGAGTCATTACCACCATACCATCGACATTACTCTGACATTTAAACTTTGCTCTTACCATGAATAATCACTCTCCAATTTGGTTTTGTATAAAATAAAAGAAGCACCCATTATGAGCGCTTCCTCCGGAACTCCTCAATCATCTTTTCCTCTTCGATGAACTCTTTCATTTTCTGCGTTACCCAGGTAGAAATCTTGATGCCCTTCTTCCCGGCGTACCGACAGAACTCCTCGTAGACTTCGTCCTCTACCGTGATGTTGTGTCTTGATGTAGCCAGCATCATCACCTCCAATGGATACCAATATTGTCCAATATCCACAGGTGATTATCAATACACATCAATACACACTACTGCGCAGTTTTCTCCTACAGTTTAGTTCATGGTCTTGAATACCCACGCAACCTGCGCGCCCGTTAACGTGATTGGCGACCCAGTTACATTGGAAAGCCGCAAGCGTACCAAATCTGAGTTTTTATTGTACGCAATGAACATTACTCCGTTCGGCACTGTAAACTGCGGAATTGGTATTACGGTTTTATTGTAGCTCAATCCTGTTATCGTTACGTCGAATTCTACAGTCGAGTTTGCAGGAATTGTTCCTACGGTCACGTTATACTCACCGTTGATAAGATTGTTGTTCAAACGCTCCCAGGCGGACCCGTTATAGAAGTACCAGCCTTTTTCTCGCGGTAAAGAAACGTTATCATACAACACTCTATCACCGAACAATGGAGTTAAGTTCGTTAGTGCGATGGCGGTTTTTACGTCTCCTGTTGCGGAGAGCACACTGCCCGCAGGCTTGGTGTTAGTCACTAAAGCCATTTCACTATTCACAGAGTTAATTCTCACATTCGCAGCATCGCTTCCGAAATGCACAGTTCTAGTTATAGGAACAATCTCGGAAGTTGCCAAGAAAATAGAGACTTTTACTGTTCCGACAACAAAAATACCACAAGTGATTTTGGAGTTTGAAACGTGAACTCCGATTCCTTCAGTATTAACTCCATCAAGCAGCAGAAAGTTCGCAATACTAGATGATTTCACGTTGGAAACGAATATATCCTTTACACCTGTTCCTGTTACATAAACTATATTACCCGCTGTGTCTGACCGGTTTATTAGATTTGAATCCTTAATAATTAACTGCCTAATTACTTCGGTTGTGTTATCCACTCGGACAATGGAGGACATTGTAAAGGCGGCGTTGGCGTCTTTAACAATAACATCATCTATAATAGCTTTCTCCAAATTGCAGCGCTGAAAAACCACACCTTTATTGGTGATGGATAAGTCAACACGCAGCTTTTTAATGGTAATATCACCTGACGCAGCCCCGACAAGGAAATATTGCCCCCCACTTGGCACGACAACATTAATGTTTTCAAACGACACATTCTCCAGTTTGGTATTAAGTAGGCACGGGTTCGACACAGCCTGATCTTCTTTCAGGATGCAGACCGGGACGATCGTGGAAAAACCACTAAGGTTTTCAAATCGCATATTCTTAAACACGCTGTTGCCGTCGATTCCGCTGCCAACCATCTTGATCAGTTCGTCCGTTGTCTCTCCGCCGTAGACATTACGGACAAATACATTTTCAACGTTACCAGTCTGTCCCAGCGAATATCTCGGATAATCTCCCATCGTAAATGAGATCAAATCGTCATGTGTAACGCCTGAGATATCCTCAATTGTTATGTTTTTAAGGGGCGGCTGGAAGTGTAACCCGTCACTCTCATTTGTAATATTGATCTTCCTGAATATGCCGTTATCGATATCCGTTATCAGAAAGGCATATTTCCACTCATTCCCTATATCGGTTATAGACTCAATTGTGAGATTGTCAACGCCTCGAAGCACGATGCCCAGACCCGGATTAGACTGAGGGTCAACTGACATATCTCCGGCTGCACCTGGATTGCCCGCTTTGTTTAAATCCCATATGCCGCCCCTGATGGTGATGTTTTTATTTCTGACTCCTGTGATGTGTCCTTTATTTACAAGGATGTGATGATCAAGGCCATTCTTCTTTTTCAGAGTCACGCCAGGAAGTACTTCGAATACAGTGTCACTGTCAATGACGAGCTTCCCTACAGGGAACACGCCTGGTGAAACAACCCTAACCCAGCCCTTCTTATCAAGAGCTGCCTGAACTGCGGCGGTATTATCTACGCCCTCTGTGAGGTGCAAATCCGTCACAATATCCGCCAACTGTTCATCAACTGCATTGAGTCGATCTCCCAATATTGGATATGCCGGGCCCGTGGCAGGCTGCCGTGCATCAACGATCTCAATGTTGCTTTCGCCACCGCTCGCAACAATGTTATCAATTCTCTCACTCTGAGCAGACTGTTCAGTTTCGACAGTATTGAGGCGGCCACGATGCTCCGTCAAATCCGTTTCAATATCAGCGAAATTATCATTGTGACGCTGGAGGTTCAGCAGATCCAGCGTCTTTGTAATGACTCTCCTTGCAAAAGCCATAGTTATTGCAGCTCCTTTCTAATATAGATATTTGTAACGGTAGATGACCTCCAGGGTAAACGCTGGCGCAGTAGCCGAAACCGTGAATGTCGTCTCTCCGGGCGGCAGCTCGAAGAACACTCCATTACTCCGGGACCACGCGTTATCCCCGTTAAGCCGGATCTTGCATTTATCCGGATAGCAGTCGATCTCCAGTAAATCAGTCCCTCCAATGCTTCCGGAGAAGGTGAAGGTCTGGCTGCCAGTACTGATTGACAGATCAGTGAATGCCCCCGTGATGCGCAGCAACGGGTAAGCCGTCTTCGTTCCGATATTGTTGACCGTCACCGTCTGGCCGCTTGTCGAAATGGAAAACGAAGAATCCGAGATATAAAAATAGCCCTCCCCGAAGGAAAGGCCGTCGCCATATTCATGCTGTTCCGTGTCTTGTATTGAATCCACCCAAGGATTGTCCATTTTCATCGGAACGTCAATTTTCCGGTTTCCAGTGGAGGCGTCGAACGCTATAGAACCGCGATATTCCGCAATGTATCTTTTATCAGGAATATCATCGAAAATTACTTCAGCCGGCCCGTATGATACGTCAAATATACTCGCCAGTTTCGCCACAGTGCCGTGATAGTCGTCGCCCATGATAAACAGGCCCAAGCCAAGAGGCCGGGCTGCATAAGTGCTGCCGAAGTTTCTCACACCGTCCTTGCCAGCAATCTTAACTGTATTCTCCTCGGTTTCTGGTAGTGGCGGTAGATCCCGGCTGACCAGTTGGATGTTCAGTGTTGAGAGCCAGACACCGTTGACCGATACATCATTCATCCTCCCTTCACCCCCATGGTCAGCGAACGACGGGCAACCTTCTCGCGCTCAGTATAAAGAATCTCTGTGTCAGCTCGATCTGCAAGTGTCACGCCGTTGACTGACATATCAATATGATTCTCGACCTTGGTTTCTGACCGTGATACAGCAGCTGCAGCAGATCCAATCAGGCTAGGGTTATCCAGCAGCCGGAACAATCCTTTAAGCTGCGAAGTGTTGAAGATCGCCTCCTGACCGTGTGCAATGATAGGAACCGGCATGCCGGCAGGTCCGGGAATGATGCCCCCAACATCAAAGCTCTGCAGCTTCTGGCCAGTGTCCTTGTCAATCCCGTATAGATCGCGAAGCGCCTGATTACGGGCGGCCAGCCGCTGCATCTCCGCCCGGTTACCCGAGGCAGCTGCCTGAGCATAGGCATCCTTGTTGGCATTGTACTCAGCAAGGTCAGCATCTTTTTGCGCTGCTTCCTTGGCGGCAGTGATAGCAGACATTTTTCCTTGGTACTGAACGATGAAAGCATCCAACTCCGTCAGAATCTGAGCATTAGCCGTGCCGGCAGAAGAAACTCGGAACGCCGCGATTCCTGCCTCCAGAACCTTTATGTCGTCCGAATAGTTCTCAAAGGCATCCTTGAGGTCATTGTAATGGGCCTCCGTAGCATCTGTCTCTTCCTCGAATGCCTTGAGCTGCGCGTCCTTTTCCTCTTCCAAAGCGTCCTTCTGCGACGTCAGTTCACGCTTCCGCAGTTCCCGCTCATGATCAAGCACGAATTTGTCGCGCTCCTCAATCAACTTCTTCCGCTCTTCGCGGCCTGAATTACCTACAGCAGATGAAAGCAGATCAATGCGGGCATTCTTCTTCGCCAGTTCCTCCTCGTAATCCAGATCGCTGTTCGCTTCTGCCTCGGCATCAATCAAATCCTGTATCGCCTTTATCTTGTCGTCTTGAGCCGATACATAAGCATCCTTCCGGGCTTCAATTGCTGCAAGATCAGCTTTCTGAGCTTCATCAATACGGGATTTTTCTGCATCAACTAGTTCCTTGTTCAAATCCATCGCCTTGTCTGTCCATTCTTTACGGGCCTGATACAACTCTTCATCTGCCTGTTCGTAATACTTGCTGTCTAGCGCATATTGATTGCGCAGCTCTGTCCAGGCTTTCACCTTGTACGCAGCAATGTCTGCTTCCGTGGCGCCGGATTCCTCCAGCCGGCGTATCTCCTTATCGATGAGCTTCTCCCGCTTGTTATAGAGAGCGCTTATCTCGGCTTCCGTTTCAGAAGCCACCTGCTTTCGGGACTGACGGACCTGGTCGTCAGCAGCTTTATACTGCTCCGAATCCTTACTGTACCGATCCCGCAGCCGGGTCCATGAGTCCAGCTTCATCTGCGCGATCTGCAGCTCCGTCTTCCCACTGTCCTCCATTCGCTTCGACTCGGCATCGATCCATGTGACAGAGAAGTCATACCGCGATTTAACGGAGTCCTCTCCGAGCCGCTTCAGCTGTAATTGCAATGTCCGGGCATCATCGACCGATTCTTTCAAAAAGGTAGCGTGCTTCTTCTGCAGGGCCTGATACTTCTCCATTTGCTTCTCGGCGGTCAGGTCGTAATAGTCAGCCTGAAACTGAATCGTCTTAAGATCAGCCTCGTAAGCTTTCTGGCGAGCCTCTGCAGCAAGTTCCGCTGCGGTCTTCCCAGTACTTTCTTTGCCCGTCTTTTCAGGCTTCGTAAGATCAATAGGAGCACCCTTATCGTTCGCTCCAAGCGAGAAATCACCGCTTTTCAAGGACGCCGCAGCTTTTTCAATTTCCTTTTGCTTATCCGCGATCGCCATCTGCTCAGCCGAAAGTTTCTTAAGCTCTGTCTCGGCTTGAGACTGAGCAGCGTTCGTCACAATGTCAATCACGTTTGGAGTCTTGCCGCTCATCGCAGCCTGCCCTTGTTTGACTGATTCTGCGAAAGTAGACGCCTTTGCACCATTAACAGCGGCCATTGCATCAAGCAAGTTCCCATAATTTTTGATCTGGGCTTCTACAGAAGCACGCTGCGCTTTTGCTTCAGCAGCCAGATTATCAATTCGGATTTGAGCATTAGCTGCAGCATTATCTGTCATCATGCGATCAGCCGTGATCTGATCCTCGATATAACCCACATTCAGGATGCGGATCCGGCCGTCCTCTTCCTGCATAGCGTTCAACCCTGGATACTCCCGCTTCAGGATATTGGTGACATCGACCATTTCCTGCAGCTGATCTCGGTTGAGCTTCTGGGAGGATGACAGCTTCTTGTAAGAAGAAAGAGCAGCTTCCATAGATTTGACCTTCTGGTTCTTGGAAGCAAGATCAGCGACCTCTGCCTTTTGCTCGTCAAACAGGGCAGATATCGATTGCCTGATAGCCTTGTTCATTTCCTCAAGCTTCTTTGTGGCCTTCTCAGCTCCGTCAAAGCCCAAGCTCCGGAGTTTTTTGTCGATCTTCTCCAGCTCTTCGTTTATATCCATCGCTTCAGACATCATCGCAGGAGTACCTTCACCTTTGTCCCAGGCTTCCTGGAACTTATTTAAGCGCTGCTGTAATAGTGCCCGTTCGTGCAGTGCCTTTGTCAACTCTTCCGTCTTAGCGCGTAGCTCCGTGAGTTCATCAGCTGTTCTTTTGACAGGTGAATCGGCTAATGCTTCATTGAGCGCTTTTTGGGCCTCTTCAAAATTCCTTGTTTCCTCCTTGGCCTCTTTGTACTTGCCAATCAAGAAAGCAGCTCCAGCTGACACCGCACCGATCGCCACAGCCAGTAATCCGAGCATAGGAATGGTTCTTGCGGTAATGGTGCCGGCTAAGATCGCTGCATCATATGCGGCCTTAACGGCATCTATTGCTTTCTTGAGCTGGTACGCTACGACTACTCCGCCGAGTAGCAGCGGTGGAAGAGCAGTGAAGGTAACAAGGGCCGCTTGCGTCGATTTATCCAGCTCCGCGAAGCCTGCAACCAGGAAAGTAATCCCTTCGACCGTCTCCCGGACGGCCGGAAGGAACATGTCACCAATGACGATCCCCGCTGACTCAAATGCGCTGCTCATGTTATCGGCAGCACCCTTCAGAGTATCCATCTGCGTTTTAGCGACGCGCTCCGCTGTACCACCTGCGTCCGCAAGCTCTTCGGTATATTTGTTCAGTTTTCCGCTGCCGGACTCTATTAGGGTGATAAATCCGGAAGCCGCTTCACGGCCGACCAATGTAGCGGCTGCATCAGCCTGCTGTGCTTCGGTAAGACGCGGCCATACCTCGGTGAGCTGCTGCACGATTTGTTGCAACGGAAGGATGTTACCGGCACTGTCTTTGATCGTAAATCCTAATCGCTCCATGTAAAACGCTGCTTCCTTGGAAGGAGAGGCCAGTGCAAGCAAAATAGCCCGCAACGATGTGCCGGCCATTTCCCCCTTAATACCAGCATCAGACAATGCTCCAACCGCTGCAGTGGCTTCCTCTATGGACAGGCCCATTGACTTAGCAACCGGCGCTACATACTTCATGGCCATCCCCAGGTCAGTTACATTAGCATTGGTTGAAATACTGGATGCAGCCAATACATCGACTACCCTTGTGGTTTCAGTGGCTTCCATGCCGAATCCGCGCAAAATGGAGGAAGCAATATCCGCTGTTGTAGCCAGATCGACATTACCGGCAGCGGCCAGAGATAGTACGCCGGGCATGGCCGCGATGATCTCCTTGGTGTTAAATCCTGCCTGCCCAAGCTCTGCCATTGCATCCGCTGCTTGACCGGCGCTGAATTTGGTCTGTGCTCCCAGCTTAATGGCATTTTCTCTTAAAGCGTCGAATTCAGCTCCGACCGCTTCCGTGATAGCTTTGACGTTCTGCATCGCTTGCTCAAACTCGGCTGCTGTTTGAACGGACTTGGCGATTAATGCACCTACCGCAATCGCCATGGCTGAGTACGCTGCTCCCAGCGTCTCGATCTCCAGCTGCACATTGCTTGTCACCTGATTGAGTTCCCGCATCCTCTCGATGATGTCATCGATTACTGATGCCCCGACACCAAGGCTTTCAAGTTCAGTGCGGACGCTGGCGAGCTGTTGCTCGAATATCTCAGGATTAGCCCGCCGAATCGCTGCATTAATATTTTCAATATTTTCACTACTTGCCCCAACGTCCTGTAATGCCATGTTCAATTTCATGAAGCTACCGGTTGCCTCATGAGCATGGTTGCTCATCTTCTTGGCAGCATCAGAAGCTACATTAGTGCTTTTCGTCGCCTCAGCCATTGCCTTATTGATGTTACCAATCTGCTCCCCGCTTAATCCGGCATCTGCTAGGGCCTTATTGAGCTTCTGAAAATCCTCGGCAGTTTGTTTTGCCTGAGTGCCCATGTCCATGAAATCTTTCTTCACGTTCTTAATGTCCCGCTTAATCCCGTTTGCATCAGCTGTGATTCGGGCTTTCAGCTCCCCGAGATTCCCTGCCATCCGTCATCCTCCTCCCTTCATACGTCTGAGCTGCGCTTGGTACTGTTCTTCTGGTGTCATCTGCTTCGGTGCCGGTGTTTTTGGAAGCCGCCGGACATACCGCTGCAGAATCTCGGAACGCACCTCCTTATCCATGATGTGCGGATAAGAGGCGACCTCCAATTGCTCGACCATTGCCGTTGCATGCCTCCGCTCCTCCAGCAACAGGAGCTCGGGAAGATCGACGAAGTAGTATTCGTTCTCTATCTCGTGCTGGGTCTTCCCCAACGCCATACAGCAACGGAGCACAAATTCATCGTATGTTAACCCTCGGCCTGACCCATCCGCTGCGCGATGCTGGTCACGAACTGCTGCGCCATCGGCGGAATCAGGCCGCTCAAGTTTTTTAGGGCGGCGTTCATGTCATTCTTTGCCCAGGTTAAATTCAGGTACTCGGTACACTCAGCCAGGCTTGCCTGTTCGCTGAGCTCGTCTATGTCGATGTCGCTGAGCAGGGAAGTCAGCTCGTAGATCTCGTCGATCATGACTTCCGCGCCGGCAACAATCATTACAGACCGGTCAACCGCCGGAACAAGAAATACTTTAACGAGCAGATCACCAATCGTGCCGATGTGATCCGTCAGCTTCTTCAGCCGGTTACGGGTCAGCTTCGGAATGGACACCGTCCGGCTGCCGAGCTTCAATTTCTCTTTTCTAGTAAGTGGAAACATGATTCATCCCTCATTTCTCGGAACATGAAAAAAGGGAGAAGGCAACCAGCCCTCTCCCTGAATAATTCTGTTCGGATATTTTTAAGCTGTGGCTGTAATATCGCCCCAGGTGTAAAGTAGGCCCTTCGGCGTTGCGTTAACATCCGGATAAGCCATCGCTGCCACCGTCAGGCGCAGGTTGTTATCCAGTACAAATGCAGCGTTCATGTCAAACTTGATACCGACCGACTCGATGTAAATGAACCGGGACGGATCAGTGACACCCTGCGGCTTGATTACCGCCCGCTTCCGCGGCAGCTCCTTGCCCGCCAGACCGGTAACCTGATACTTCACTTTAGCTGGTGTATCACCATCAACGATCTTGAAGGCATTCGGGTTATACGAAATGACCTTTTCAAAGTCCATATCCGGAGTTTCGAAGTTGATTGCACCTGTCGTTCCGGTAACGATCGATTTCACCGGCGCGGTACCTGTCTGGTCAACCGTAGGCTCGAAATAAGTGGTTGTAGTCGTGAAACTGATGCCGCCTTGTGTCAAATCGATAGTGATTGCATCAGACTCTTCCGTCCCATCTGCGTTGATCCCCCAGGTAAAGATACCGGGACCGGCGTAAATCTTATTAATATCACTCATGGATTATTTCACCCTCTCTTATGATTGCAGGCTGAGTACGCCCACCAGAATGTCTGTGCTCACTGAAAAATCTACAAGGACAAATCCACCTTGATTGTACAGTTCGGCGTCAAACGGACCGATGAAGCGCTGCTCCCCCGCCGGCACGGCGATCACCTTCTGTCCGGTGCGGCCGTACTTATCCGCAGCCATAGGAATGGTCACATTCACTGAGCTGCCGGAACCATTATCCACGAACAGCAACTGGCTTCCGTTATTTTGGAACTGCATGTCATCTGCGGAATTTGCCGCCTGTGTCACCAGTTCCACTCCCGCCATACTTGCGGTTGATCTCGCTATCGTAGCTCTTGCCACGGTTATCCCTCCTTGGTGTAAAACTCAAAATTGGTTGAATACATTGGATGATCCTTGGTGTCCAGCCCTAGATAGATCGGCTCCATCGTCGCTGTACTGGCGAAGACATGGGTGCTGCCTACCAGGTAATTCGGCTTCCTATGCAGCAACTTCTTCAACTGCTTAGCCAATGCCTCGGTCGCCGCCATGTTAGCAGGCAGAGTCTTGTAGGACTTGCCTTTGACGATGATCTGATAGGTCGGCCGCTCCGTCGGAACGTAGTTATGCGGCGGACCGCCACCAGAATCCATGACAAAAAGACATGGCAGTTTCGCTTCGGGTAGATCCGCAGAGATAAAGTTGGCGTCCGGATAGACGGTGTACCCGGCTGCAGTCAAATAAGCAATCAATTCAGTTGCAAGCACGGCATCACCATCCTTCCAGGAGCCCGGATAACTCCTCCATGGCCCATTCCTCATTCATCTTAATTGCATTCTCCAGGAACTTCTTCCCGGGGGAGTATCCGTTATAATTACCTTTGCTCAGGGTCTTCTCACCTGGCTGCAGCTGCACGATGGCACCGGACGGTGTCTTGTTGAACCCCTCATGCTGTATGACGGCATAGGCATTCACCTCAGGGCTGGTACCGAAGTCAATGTACGCCAGCCCTATCAGGTGCTTGACCTCATCAATGTCGAGTGCCGCCTCCAGATCACCTTCGTCCAACGGAGCCAGACGCTTCGCATCGTGGATGATCTTAAGAGCAATCTTGGTCAACTTTTCATCCAGCCGCTTGTCAATATCCTCATCCAGTTGATCCAGCCGGGAAATGACCGTCTCCAGCCCGGTCAGGTCTAAGGAAAATCCGCCTGTATTAGCCATAGAGCACCACTTCCTTCACATCATCGGTGCCGAGGTACTTCCGGATCTCATAATGCTTTACATCGATGCGAACCTCGTTACCAAGAGCATTGGTGTACATAAGCCAATCATCCATGCCGACAGCGTTGACTCCCTCCAGATAAACGGTGTAAGCGACCTGAATGTCCTCTCCTCTGGCGTTCTTGACGAGCTTCTGTTCCTCGACCACCTTGGCATCTTTTACGACAGGATCGGCCGGGATAGGCCGCCCCCATTCGTCCACACCGGGGTGATAGTGTGTCACCGTCGCTGGGTATCCGAAGAGACTCATAGTAAGCACCCTCCATACTGTTTCTGCAGGGCCGATGCGGCCTCTTCTTCCGCCAGTTCATCAGCAGTAGGACCAAGCATGTCATGGACGTCAGGGGCAACAGCAGGCCGGGCTCCGTCCTTGTAGCTGACAGTCTCCCCGTTGTCGGTTACCGTTTTGACGTTGTGCTTTTGATATTTCAGCGCCGGATCAATACCCTGCAGTTCCCAAATGGCTTGCATCGCAACCATCGGCACGGTCAGTACAATCGCAGGATACCAGCGAGCGAGGTTCCGCTCTGACTGCGTGACGGCGACAGCCGGCTTCTTGGCTTTGTCCCAAGCCTCAGAGTCGAGCACATTGGCTGCGATCCATGCGCTGACCTCTTCGGGTGTAAACATTTCCATCACCTACTTCTTTTCAGCTTCAGCAATTGCAGTAAGCAGATCCTCGACCGATTTTTCTTCGGTACCCTCGATGCCAAGTTCTGCTGCCTTCATCTGCAGGTCAGATTGCTTTTCTGCGATTCCTTCCTGCAGTTTCTCCTTACCGAGGCGGCCGGCATTGGATACGCCGAGCAGTTTGGCCCGTTCGCGCAGCTCCTGCAGCTCAGCGGCATCATCGTCCGGAAGAGGTTCCACTTCCTCTGCATATCCCTGAGAGATCAGATCATTTGCAATCTCATCGTCCACCTTGCGGACAATTTCCCCCGGCTTCAACCATTTGCCGCCGTTCTTCACAACGCCTTTCAGTTTGATATCCACTTCGTTCACCCTTTCTACGTGATAATACGTGATAAAAGAAAGGAGCCCCGGAAGGAGCTCCTTAAATTACAGTTGCAGAGACTACGCTGTCGGCCCAAGCGAATGCCGGGAAGGACAGAGCCACACCGGCAGTCCGCAGGCGGATCGGATTCTTCGTCCAATCACGGAACACGTAAATCCCCATATCACCTGTCTGGACGGCATCGATCTCGGCCATCATTTCCTCAGTTGTCTTGGCCCACAGATAGTTACCCAGCGGACCGTCTGGCAGCAGTACGAAGCGGTTTTCCGGCATCATGCGGACAGTGGTGAAGCTCAGTTTGCCATTAGTCAGCGCACGATCCTCAGTACGGGCCTGAGTGTCATACGCAACGATGGTCGGGAACTCCATCTCGTCGAAGACGGATTGCAGTTGTGCCCGGGTGAGCTGCGGCGGCTGAGCGTTGCCACTTGGATTGCCATGATAGTGCTGGCGGATGCTGAGGTTTCGGCGCAGCAGTGTGATAATCTTAGTGCTGGTCATTGCGCGGCTCAGGATGATGCCTTTTGCTCTCCATTGATCAACCCAAAGTTGAATGTCATTCAGAGGAGTGGAATTCTCGATATCATCCCACTTATCCGTACCACTCAGCACCGGCTTCTGGTCAGAAGTGTAATTCCAGGTGACATCAACCTTCACGTTACCCTCAGCATAATGCACCTCACCTTGCCAAATAGCCGTCATAGCGATCCATTCCCGGCGGGCGCGGATAGCATTGACGGCATAATCAGCATCATTCAACTGCTCAGTGCGGAGCTTATTGCGTTCCGCGTCACGCAGACCATAACTCTGTGAAGCTTGGAGTGCCATGCGCACCAGTTTCTCATCCATGTATCGGCCACGCTGGATTTTCGGAATGGTTACTCTGTCACCCGTCAAACCTTCACGAGAGCCGTATTCAACCTCAGTTCCCAGCTCGGCGATCTGTGCCATTACCGGCAATGTGGAGCCGCTGTTCCGGATAATATCAACGGTCAGCTCGTCCGTTTCTTCCGGAGGGAACAGCAATGGATGCAAATATTCGTTGTTGAACTCCAAGCTGCGGGAATAAACCAGAAGATCCTCCCCGGTCAGTGCCTCTTCCAGTGTCAGCTCAATCGGATCTCCATCAGCAAAGAGCTGCAGGTTCAAAGGCAGGCGACGAACGCCGGAACCAGTGATTACATTGTTATTTTTCATAGTGCTTCTCCAGTCCTCTCTATAAGTAGAATTAGGCGAAATCAATGCGAGGCATCTTAGCACGCAGGGCAGCATCCACTGTAACCGGTACACGGGCTGCGATGATCTTGGCAACCTCATAGCCGCCGACCACATGATCGCCATCCTTGACGTTTACCGTGTGCTTCAGGATAACGGTCGGATTATCTCCGCCACCAGTGGTTGTAACAATGCCGTTTGCAGTGGTGTAAGCATTGGTGGTTGCGGTAAAGGTAACAACCTTGGTATCCCGGTTGATGGCAGTAATCGCCTTGTTCTCATTGGCGGTACCGTTGTTCAGATTAATGGTGTCACCCACAACCAGCCGGCTCACATCGCTCAGCGTGGCTGAAGTGGCGCCGGAAGCAACATTCGCGGTCAGGGTCAGTCCACCGGTGTACGGCCGGAACTTTCCATTTGCTTGAATTCCCACCGGCATGCCTTTCTTGATAATCTTGTCGCCATTCGCATCAACAGGCACTGCTGCAGAATCAATGGTGATGCCGTTGGTCACCTCACGGATAACTTCGAACGATGCCAGAATTTCATATTCGTCATGGACCGTCACACGCGGTCTTGGTTGCAATCTCACAGTTCATTCCTCCTTTAATTTCTTGCCCAAGGGTTATGCACAGTTGAAGTACCTGGTGCAGCCCCGCGGCTTTTGGCCAGCTTCACGATATCCTCTTGCCGTTTCTTCCTGTCTTCGGGAGTGGAAGACGAAACATCTGCACCGATCCGTCCACTGCCCTGCTTCGCCTTAAGGAGATGCGGCTTCTTCTTGGCCAGAGCTTCAAGCGCCTCTTTCACGCCCTCCAGCTCGCCCTTGTCGTTCTCCTTCACGGCGGTCAGGTCAGACAACACGCGGGCGTCCTCCCAGTCGGCGAATCCGAGTTCGTTCGCCAGCAGCTTCACCTCGGCAGTAAGCAAGCGCTGGAAGGTCTTCTGATTCTGCTCCTTCTCACGCTCCTTGATTTGCTCGTCAACCAGACGGCTGACTTCCGCAGGGTCAAGTTGTCCCTTTTCTTTGTCCTTATCCTTCGGATTCTTCAGGGCGGCTTGCATGGCTTCAACCGAGTCGTAGCCCAGCTCTTTTGCCAGAGTGAGCTGTCCTGCTTTCTCTGCACGGGAAACACGCTTTTGAACAGCTGCATCCAGCTCAGCTTGGGTAAATGTCTTACTACCTCCAGCATCGCCGCCGTTACCACCAGCACCACCACCGTCACCGCCCTCTCCGCCGCCTTCGCCACCTTCAGCGAATAGTTGCAGGTCCAAAAGGATACGTCTTGCCGATCTTGCGATATATTCTTTCATGGTATTGACCTCCTGTTTTATGCCCGGGTAGGCTTCCTCGGTAGGCAGTTTAAAGTCGTGCCACGGTTTGGACAAAATAAAAAGCCGCTTATTCAGCGACTGGTTCATACGTAGCTTCAAAAATATCCGGTTTGCAGGGATATACTTCACCTTTAATTCCACGAATAATCCAATCGCCGAGGTCAGCACGCATAACCCCTTCAAGAGTATTGATAAGAATGACACCGCCAGGCTCCCTGCCTGCATCAGCATCATCAAGCCAATCCGGCCATCCTGTGTCGTCAGCATTTTGCCATGCTTCAATCACTACCGGTTTTTTTCGATATTTCACGACTATCCCTCCCTGATCTGGTTCATCACATCATCCTTACCGCATTCCAGCAGACCCAGAGCTTCGGTATTTTGGATATGGCTCCAAACGGTTTGAATCGAACCGTCAGCCAGCTTCACGACAGCGATGAAAGACTCGATACGGCCCTGCTCTGCCGCTTGCTGAAGACTCCCAGCACAGGCCAGAGGTGTTATTTTACCAGCACGATTGTTGCGCCGCTCTCTCACTTCATCCAAGGCTTAACGCTCCTTTCGTTTGGAACAGTGGCTGCCGACAACGACCATAGCCATGATAAATAGCCAGAGCGGCCAGTAATGTAGCAGCTTCTCACCTTCCGTCATGTGGATCATATCGTCCATAAACTCATCCACGGTCTATCATCCTCCTTGCCTCTTAATCTCGCGGTTCACTTCCCGGAAAAGCTCCTGCAGCTCTGCATACCTTGCAGTCTTCCTGACCTTAAGACTGGCGAACTGCTGCAGATTGGGTGTATCTTCCGGCAGCACGGCCTTGTACCTGATCCACTGTTTCCGGGTCTCGTTCTTACGGGACTTCTCCCGCTGCAGTTCGTTGTACCGCCGCATATTCGCCGCCGTTCGGTTATCAGTAAACGGCCGGTTGCTGTCCAGGATGACCTGCTCGATCTCATCGGCAGAGGTGTACTCCTCCACCCAGACCGACATCGAATGAACGCAATGGCTATGGTACGGCGGGCGCCGTTCCAGCCGCGGAAAACGCGAATCGCTGCCGCTGATGCTGTAGACACGTCCCTGGTATACAGCGCACACCGGACAAGTGATGCCGACGCTATTGATGTAAACCAGGTCCATTCCATTCTGCACAGCCATGTTCTCGGTACCGGTGACATGCGCTTTACGCTGATGGTACTGCACAACCCCGGCCATGTACTTGTCGGCAGGGATGCGGGCGCCGTTTTTGGATATCATGCCGGTGATGCCCTGCTTATTAACAGCAGCGACAGCATTCTGTGTAGCCTGCCGGCGGCTGACTCCCTCGAGTAGTGACTGCTCATTTGCAATCCTAATGGCATCTTCAATACGCTTTTTAGCATCACGAGTCATATGTTCGGACGCCTCAAGGATAGAATAAAATCCCTCATCTGAGATCGATTGAGCCGCTCCCTGGTGTATGATTTCCTTGATGGTAACGTCCATTGCTTCCCGCGCAATCCCGGCAGCAACCATCTGCTCAACAGCCACAGCAGCCCCGCTGCGGTACTCCTCGCCGATCAGATCAGCCAGGCCTTGCCCGGCATCATTGACCAGCTCCGCGATAATCATATCCACCTGCTGCAGTAGCTGCTGCCGGCGGCGGTTGCTGATGTTACCGTCCTGTAGGATCTGAACCAGGGCACGAAGCCGCTCATCCGCTAGAACATACAGCGCAATCAGTTCCTCCGTTGTAGCCATATTACACCGTTACCCGGGGCGGCTGCGTGTAGGTTGGGTTAAGTGTATCAACAGCTTTGTCATCCTGAATTTTCTGAATCTCGGCTTGAATTGCCTCTTCGCTCCAGTCAGGATGCAGCCGGCGGACAGTGGTCTCAAGCGATTGGACACCATCTGCATACTTCTTGCTCTCTTCTCCATCCTTCTCGGACTCTGCTTTCGGCAGCATGTCGCCCCACTCTATTACCGGGTTTACTGGTTTCAATTTGACGGAGCCAATTGCGTTCTCCAGCAGCATGCACTTCCTCACTGCATCCTTGATGGCTGCATCGAACTTATCCTTGATGGCTTCGGCCTTGATTACTGACTGAATCCAAAGGTAGAGCAGCGCGATACCGGTGTCCCCCTTGGCATCCTCCAGCCCAGCTGCCTGAACGGATGTCTTACTGACGGCCAGCATGTAACGGATAAGGCGCTCTACATGTCCAAACGACTGTGTCGTCTTGGCGTCCCAGGTGATGTACTGCGGGATGGCCCCGGTCTTATCGTCATAGCTGACCACTTCAAGATCCGCTCCGCGAACAAACCTCGCGCCATAATCCCGCTGATTCTGATTGGCAACTGTATCCCAGAGCGCTCGGGGAATAGCCAGCTTCGGCTTGCCATGCTTCTCGAATACAATGGAGTCCCGGGTAATCGTCCAGTTTATTTCCTCCTGGATCGTATCAATGTTCCGGAGAGCGGACCGGCCGCGGGGATGCCGCAGGGTTTCATCGTTGGTTACATCGCCACAAAGCAACTCGCCAATGTCAGGCAGCTCCGCATCCTCAGGGATATCAAGGCCATGGTCATCGGCATACTGCTGCGTATCCACCAGATCACCGACAGTGTCACCGTCCATCTTGTAAACGAGCTGTTTAATGGATAGGTCATCCCCGCTGAGCTCCTGCCGCTCGACCCGGAGGAAACGATCTATGGCTCCTTGGCCGTTATCCCATTCCTCAATCCACGCGAGATCAGCACCCCGGCCGTTCTCATGTGGGAAATATTGATCTCCCAGCAGCCACTCGAACCAGACTTTGCCGCCGCCATCCCGCCGGATTCGGTAAGCTGTCAGACCGTCAACCTGGTGCTGCACGACAGCGGACCATATTTTCGCATTCGGCTTTGACTCTGTAACAACGCTGGCCACAAAATCCAGCTCAGGGCCCTGCTCGATATCGGCGGACACATTGCCCAACGCACGGTTAATCAGGTCAGCCGGTACTTCTGCAACCAGTGAGGCAAAGTTAACTACGACATATTGATGCTCCGTGGTAACTTTGATCTCAGCCGGTCGTCCGCGGCGGTAGCGTCCTGGGTGTGAACGGCGTATCAGCCGTTCCGTCGTCTGGATATTACGGGCCGCGGGAAGATCAGGTCATGATCGCCGTCATAGAGCAGCCGGTAATAGTGCATATCCTCGACCTCGACGTCATACGGGGCTGGTGGGAACTGCTTCTTGCTGTAAATGATGGTCAATGTTCTCTCTCCTTTCTTACCAGCCTGAAGGCCGTTGATTGGTATAATGCATATCCTTCTCGCTTACAAACGACAGGATCACAGCGTCAGCTCGGTCAGGAGAATCAAGCCCGCGCTTCTTCATGTCCTCTTTTCGCTCCAGGGCAAGCCTACCTTTACTGGTCATACGGTATTTTCGCTGGGATAGTTGAGTAATTAAGCGCTCGTCATTTGGAAGCTCAATCTCTACTGGTCCGCCCTGCAGATGTTTGGAAAAGGACTCCTGCAGAACATCCCGGAGCACAGCCCAAGATTCGGTACCCTTGTTTTCATAGTGTTCCAGCTCGTCATCGGATGCCTTTCCGCCGTTGTTCACCGGTATTACCCACCAATCGGTCAGCCCTTCTTCCAGAATGACTTCGTTCAGGCGATCCGTGACCCCGCCGCCGACGCCGCTGTCATCGACCTTGATCTCAACACGGCGAAGGCTCGGCCTATCCCGTAACAACTCCCGGCCAGCAGCAATAACCCTGCCAGCGGTAACCATGGTGTCCTGCTTGCTGTAGCAATGCAGAGGAAACACCTTCATGCCAATCCGCAAAGCGATAACCGTCTCATCATCACCGAAGCGCGCCACGTCCACTCCAATATGGAGAGTGTCGCCGCGGGCTTCAACTTGAGCAGCTGCCGCGAGCTCGACCAGTTCCAACGGGATAAACGCATCCGCTTCTGCCTTCGGAAACTCTCCGAAGACACGTACCCGGATAACGTCGCTGTCCGCGCCGTATTTTTCAATCAGCATCTCGATGTTCTCTCGGCTGGTTCGCTTGCTATCCCGGCTATCAACCTTGTGCGTCTGGAACTTCGCCCGGTCCCGATTATGGGAATCATAAAAACCCCACTCGTTCGAGTCGGGTTCCCGCACATCAGAAGCTTATTTTCATCACCAGACAGCGTACCAAGGATGGCTTCCATGATCTGATCCGCAACGCCAGATGCTTCGTCCACGATGAATAGCATGTAGTCCTCATGGAAGCCCTGCATGTTTTCCGGCTTGGTCGCTGTACGCGCCGTAGCGAACCAGCGCTGCTCATGCCCGACCATGTAAATTTTAGTCTTGGTCCACTTGAGCAGGTTCTTTACCAAGGAGCGCTCCAGCCATTTGGACACCTCTGCCCAAAGGACATCATGCAGCTGCTGCTTGGTCGGAGCGGTACACACTACCTTGGGATTAGGTCGGCAGCAGAGGAACCAGATGACAAGTGCAGCCTCGAAGGCTGTCTTACCCACACCCTGCCCCGAGCGGACACTGGTGCGTGGATGCATGGATACATCAGCCATTGCTTTCCGCTGCCAATCATCCGGATCGAATCCGAGCATATCCTCGGAGAAGGCAACAGGATCATCCCAGTAGAGATCAATCAGATCCGTCAGAGCAGCAACGGCGTTATACGGCTTACTGCTCATGCTGTTCACTCGCTTTCATTGCTCTTCGCCGTTCCGCAATCTCACGAATCGCATCCGTCCAGCTCGCGGTCGCACCTTCTGCCCCCTGCAGCTTCTGAAGCTCGATCTGAAGGATTGCTGTGCGGACCTGCTTTTCCTCATCGACAGCGATGAGTTTGTTCTTTAGCTCGATGGCCCGGATCTTCTTGTCCTGGATACGGGTGAGGGCTTCTTCCAGCTTCAGAATGTCATCCAGCTTGCGGAACGTCTTCTCCTCAACCTTGGACAGCACCATTTCATCCCGGGTAACCGGAACACTCTTGGTGATGCCGGACTTCTCATCATGGACCTTGCCCATGCCCTTGATGCTTTTGAGCTCCTGCAGCTCGCTGCGCTCCTTCTCAGAAAGCCCGTCCATCAGGTTCTTGATTCGCTGCATCATTCGGCGCTCACGGACGGAGAGAAGGGCTATAGATTCATCAGCCTGGGCAACCGGATCAGTGTTGATATGATCCATGAGCTGCTGCTCGGCTTCGGTAAGGGTGTCCATCCAGATGGTCTCATGCTCACCAGTAGTGACGGCCTTCTTATTACCGAAGGGACCACCGTGGCCGCCCCGATTACCCAGCGCATTCTTGCTTCCGGGAGGAGCGCCGCCTTTATTGCCGACAGCATTTTTGTTGCCCTTCGGCGCGCCGCGCTTTTGTTGTACAACAGTTTCGGAAGATTGTTGTACAACATTCCACCGATCCCGCTGCTTCCAGACGGCGACCTTCTTCTCGTCGACGTTCAACTGCTCGGCGATCTGCCGGTTGGTTATGTTGCCGCCGTGATCCAGCCATATCTGTTTCGCCTGGTCACGGTTCGGATCTCTTGCTCTGGCCATTACATTATCACCACCCCCGTAAAAATATGTAAACTCATAATTCATTTTTGCCGATAATGAATATAAAAATATTGGGAGGCAATTGAATGTCATACGCAGCAATACGTGAAATTGAAAAAGACTTAAGATCAAAAAAAGAAGTTGATCCAGATGACATCAAGGATGCAAAGAGTAAAATACAAGATTTAAAAAATCGTGGCATGATAACTGATGAAGAACTTGAATATACTAAAATTATGTTTCAAAGTAGAGTGGCTAAGTCTCCATCCATTTCAAACTCATTATCAATATCAGCTATTGCTATTTCTCTACTCACGGGAGCATTTAGCATAATCAAAACTGATGATGCCTTTTATCAAATTTTATATACTATAGCTACAGTCTCTATCGCGATAGTAATGTTATTCTTCAATTCCACCAATAATAAAACCTACAATTCATGCGCTTCCTGCACAATAATGATTGCTATAATTGATGAAATTATTTAATTATTGTTTGGTGTTGAGCTTGGCTACTCAATATTGAAACCGACTTACTTATGTTAAGTCGGTTTTGCTGTAGGGTCAGGCTTAAATCCGTCATCACGCTGCGTGGCTTGCTCTGTCCTGCCATTCTCCAGCTTTCTTCTGCCATTCGGACATACAACCAAACAACGCCTTAAATCGACTCACAGAAGGTCATTTACAGGCATGAAAAAAGCACCCGAAGGTGCTTAGATTAAAAAGTGATACCGTCCTTTCTTAACGCTCCATTTCCTCTGAAGGTTATCAGGCCACTTTCAACGGATTCATAGGTTGATATAACATCGCCAGAGTAAACCGCTCCGTTTTCATCTGTACCTTCAAACTTCATGTCATTTCCGAACTCGTCAAAAAGAAAATGTTTATCGCTATCAACCAGCAACTCATAATCTTTGAGCCCGTTCACAGCCGAAATATTGATGATTACACTTTCAACTTCAACAGGTTTACCATCAAGTGAAAAGGTTTTGAGTTTGATATTTACCAATATTGTGCACCTCCCTTCAACATCACATTTCGACGCTCAGGAAGTTTTTCCCTTCTGGCAAACAGGCCTGCTACAAAACTGTGCTGATTGCTCCCACCTACCCCAGATACAACCTTTACACTTTTCAGGCTGCCGCGGCGGATCCTTCTGCTGTATTCGCTTCTTTGCCATTAGAAATCAACCTTCTTTCCGGGAATATACCAAGCGTTATCGCTGCCTTTGAACAGCATCGGGCTATTACATTCGACGCAGAATACTTCCTCGCATTCATCCAGAGCAGACTGAGGAATAAAAAGGTTCCTGCCGCAGCAAGGAACGATCAGGCCGACAGCAATGCGATTTTGCTCATCCAGTTTTGAATTCATGGCTGCTGCTCCTTTCGGCAAAATAAAAAAAAGCCGCTGAATCTCAGCGACTTCCCCATATACCACTAAAGTATGTAATTGCACCTAATAAGAACATTGCTAAAAATACTGGAGTAATTTTAACAAGTATGTTCCTCATTAAACCCCGTTCCATTTTTCTTACGATTATTGCCAGTGCTACACCTACAAGGAGCAGCACCAGCATTGTCATAATCAATGGTCCGGCAACTTCCCATATATCCATATAATCCCTCCTGCTACTGTTATTCGACAACAGGGATAAAATTCCTGTAAACATAAAAAGCGGCGTCCGCTCCGCATCCGCAGCAAATGCGCTGCGCTCTTTGCTTAAAATCTTTATCTCCATAGTTACAGAGGAGAACAAGACCATTATACTGAGCTGGAGAAATCGGAGTCAAAGTCGGCAGTGACGATTACGGACGATTCTCTCCATCAAAGCATAACCGCTCTCTTTATTGCTCACTTATTCGATAATAGCGGGGGCAGGGATTTGAACCCCGGCTTCGGCCCGGTTCTTGCTGGCGTTGCGTCCAGACACCCCGCATGCGTTAACCTACCTTATATTTTGACTTCAGCACAGCCATCATGGCATTGACTTCCGCCTGCTCCCGATCGATTCTCTCCTGGAGAGCAGCACGCTTTGCTGGATCTTTCAGAGTAGTAAGCCGATCCTGCAGCTGGCCGATAGACCTTTGTTTTTCACGAACAGCCGGATTCGTATAAAATGACGGATAGTGCTGCTTGCAGTAAGGACACTCGAAATAGGTTTCCTCGACCGCATCCTCCAGCCGACGGCTTTGAACGAAGATATGGAACCCGCCCTTACAGTTATCGCATTGAACCGGCATGCCATTCATGGGCAACCCTCCCCGATATTTATTTGATTCAAGCATTTGCTCCAGCATGATAATATCCGGCACTTACTCAGGCGGCCGGCAGCCTCCACGATCCGAACTTTAACCGATGTGGTCACGGCCATAAGGGGACAGGGAAATGACAAACCCACAAGAACGGAGTATATAGAAAAGCGAGAGGAGGTACGCCCCGGTTAATGCTGCATTGCTGCAGCCGTGCGTGTCACTCTCGCCTGATTTCCACATTACCAATATAACACGGTTGAATCCTCATGTGGTGTTCATAAAACCCCGATAATTCGCGCTTTTCCATCAGTTTCTCTTCAAAATTTCATCGAAGAATCCCATCTGACTAAGCGAGTTTGCAATCATCTTCGTGCCCTTCTTAATGTGCCGATCCACAGTACTCCCAGTTGCATATGTGAACAGAATTGTGTTGCTGCGGGTGTGCCCTTCAATGAACCGGGCCTTAATCACCTTCTTCACATCCGGATTACGGATCAGATTGTATGCCCGGAAAATCATTTGCGTATAAACACGGTACCGTCCATACGTCCATCTCTGCTTTTCGGTGATAATAACAGCATTAGCTGTCTTATCTGCATGCAGCTCGTCCGCGCTCAGCCGGCGGACAGACTCTCCATCGATGGCAACCTGAGTCATATCTGCTTCATTCTCTTCAAAATCTTGAATAAACAGGATCATGTCCCTGTACCGTTCGAGGTAGAATTCGGTCTGTTCCAGCTCCGCTTCTGATGCTTCCGCAAACAATTCCCCTTGTTCGTATACCATCGCCATTCCCCTCATTCCCCTTTGTCATGTTATAATGTCGAGAGGAATGTTTTACCGGTAATGACCACCGCCCCGGCCAAGGATATGGGGGTCTTTGCTTATTTACTGCCTGGTATCTTCGTACTGTGCATCAATCGTTATGACTCTCGATGAAAAAGCTTCTTTAAGCTAACGGGCAGATTACTTCAATGAACTATCCATGAAAAGAGTGTAAAATATCCTTATTGAGGAGGTGCCAAATGATTAGCATTCATGATAACGAGATCACGTCTTATCAGGTTGATTTGAAAAATCACAAAATAATTTTATACACAGAAGCACCAAGTAACTCCGAAAGAGTGGAAGTTTCTTTTGAAGATGTACTAGCTCATCGATTCGAAACCCAACTAGAGGGAAGTATTATCTTGGACATTCAAGAATATGGGCTGAACCGATTTTTTGAGAATAATAACGAACTATTGGAGAAACAAAAAGACTATTGCTGGCCAATGCACTATGACAGCATTGATGAATTATCAATTCAGCTTATGAAGGAAGGATATCTATATTACGTGATCTAATATGCTGTTAACAGGATCATGTAGGGCGACCATTCATCTATCTGGGAAACGTTATTTTAACAACACAGCGGCAGTCGATGACTTAGTTTTTCGTTCAGAACTGCCGCGATAGGCTGAATTTTCTCGCCGTCATATCCCTCCCTTGCTGCGCAGTATGCGTCTACTGCTCATTCCCCCGGCATTTTCAGTACCGCCAGTAGTTCCTTTCTGCGAGTCTTATAGTGAAATTCCCAATCAAAACCTTCACCGAATACCGCTGGCGGCACTTCTGCAATATGCCGTGCCTTGGATATTGTTTTCTGAGCCTCTTTTAGATCTCCCAGCGCTTTATTTAAGTCCCCGCTTTCTCCGCCTAGGTAGCTGCACATACTGTCAAACACGGCCATGATCCCTAGCGAAGCACCCTGCACCTCCAATTCCTTGCGAAACATTGCACAGGTGGATTTAAGCGTTTCTGGTGTCATGATTCTCCTCCTTCCTCATAATCACATTCTGGGTTCTGGCACTCTTCCCAATGAGAATCCGGACCTTCATCACCGCCCCATTGAGGAACCATGTGCCATCCGCAGCCCGGGCATCTTTCAATCATCGTCCGTGTCATCCTCCTCGTTATACATTTCATCCGGATGCATGCGTCCATCCTGTATTCGCTCAAGCATTCCACGGATAGTGGCATGCTCCGACAGCATCCCGACCCGGCCGGAGTACTTCAGGCGGTTGCTTTCGTTCGGCCGGCCTTTCCCCGGCTGTATCCCGCGCGCCTCGATCCTCCGGACCTTCCGGCGCAGGTACTGCCGGCGCTTATCCATGGCTTGCAGCAGCAGGTTTATGGTTTCATCAGCGGTTCTCAACCAGGTACCCCTTCCCAGTTCCAGAGGCTTAGCTGACCCTTGCACGGAATTGGCTGCGGCAACTGGTTGATGTCGCCCATCTCCCAAGCATAACGTCCGTCGTTATACCAGCCGAATGCTTCTTCCTTCTTTCCAATAGGGTCCTCTCGTATTGTATTACCGCCGTCCTTCTCAAGAACGACATCCCCGCGGAGACAACGGCCGACTTCCCAGCACTCCTCAAGCTTCGCGACGGCTATAACAGCCCCTGTTGGCAGGTTATCAGCAGTGTAACCATGCCGGACCAGCGCCTCCTTAATCTTCGGGATCTCGCAGGCATCACGGTCCACTTGCTTACCGGCATGGATCGCCAGCTCACCGCGATGCTTTGTCTGCCAGCCCCGGGTCTCAAAATGTTTCTCTCCAAGGGCTATTAGTGTTGCCCAGGGCTGCTTTATGGTTATTGCCTTCATACCTTCGCCGCCTCTCCCCCGATAAGTTCCGGGTTTTCGTATATATTGCCAATGACAGTGAGCTGCCGGAGTCCATTCTGCTTGCAAATGTCCCAGTGCCAAAGTGGGAAGATCAGTCCAACGCTCAATGTGCCACTGCCAGAGATTACTTTAACGCCCCACTGGTGGTGATCTTCCACCCAAACGACTTGCATAACAGACACTTCATCATCTGTGCAAAGGTCCCCATCGTGGATATCAATCTCTTCTTCATCCTTCAGACCGGTAAATTCCATCAGTTCAAAATCTGACATCCGAAGCACATGGTATCCTTTGCCGTCCATCTCCAAATATACGCCCAGCACCTTGGTCTCAAAATTGATCATTTCCAGCTTATCCGGCTCAATCATTACGCCCAGCGGTTTATACCAAGCCCGGTATTTCGGTTGGCTGCTCATACTGGTTATGCCTCCTCTTCATCGTCGAAACAGCTCTGCACCAGGTCATACAGCGGTATTGCTTCCCAGGAAAAGTCCGTTGTTATCTTTACCGACAAATGCGGATCGTCGTTGATAAACTCAATGCGAGCATTACCGCCCGTTTCATCGTCAAAAGTAAATTCAAAACCGTTATCAATCGGCTGCAGGTCCCGTTCCTCAATGCTGTAACTGCAGCTCAATGCCGCCTTTACTGCTTGTTTAGCAACATCAGCAATAGCGCCATTCAGCCAAATGATCAATACGTTTTCCACGTTTATCTCTCCTATAGGGGCTATGCCCGCACTTTTTTAGGTTCTTTGAATGAAAACTTATTCCAGTCTCCATATTTAGCAATGACAGCAGCCTTACCGAGCTTTCCGGCGTCACTGTGAGAGGCGACAGGCAAAGTCGCCGCTTCTCGTGGGTCCCATCCCTTTCGGATCCGGGCGCGCATGGTGTGATAGGCGATGCCGTTTTGCTCGGTCAGTCTAATAATTTCCGCCGGGATCTTCCGTATCTTCTCTGTGCCATTAGCTGCCGTAGCTTTCCGATCTTGCAGCTGCTCTGTTGCAGCCCGTTCTTCATCCCATCCCCATTGATTCACACGGGTCATGAAAGTGTAATATCCGATTCCGTTCTGCCGTGCTATTTCAGCCCAGTGTCGCCGGTCTGTCTTTTTTTCGAGTGGAGTGGTCAGTGCCCGTTGTTTATTCCATCCCAGCAGTCGGACGCGCCGGTTAAGATTTTCTGAATCTACGCCGATCGCTGCGGCCAGTTCGTACTCTTCAGGCGTGATATAAAACCAGTGGCTCATGTTCGTTCCCTCCCTGGGGCTATGACAGCCCCTCCCTTGTTAATTGCTCAGCTAATGCAGTAATGGCTGCCTGCCACCTGTCATAAGACTCTTGGCTATTTACGCTTTTTACACAGGCCGGCCTTAGTGGACAGCGCGGGCAATTTGATTTGTAATTGTCCTCACAGATTTGCTTGGCTTCCGGGCTGATAGTTGTCATAAGCTAAACTCCATCTGCCCCGCAGCAGGCTTGTAGCGCTCAAGCGCCAACTGTCGGCCGGAGCCGATGCACAATTCCGGGACGCTTGCCAGAACTTTAGCTCTCGCCATTTCAGGAGAAACTGAATTGCCGCATTTGGCTACCTGCTGATGTTTCTGTACAGGACGACCATTAGCCCGGTAGCCATCAATGATGTAAGTGCCAGGGAATCCTTGAGCTGCGTAAAGCTCACGAGCTGTGAGCATTCGGAAGCCGATGTCCACTACAACATATGGCTCTCCCATGACGTGGACAATTACTAAGCCAAAGCGATCATGTGTCGGAATTGTATGCAGAGGGCTGTTAAGGCTCTGCCCAATGCTCGACCCGTAATATTCCACCAAGAACGCATATACCAAACCATGATGATTGCCGCCGGCTGTAATGGTGTGAAGAGGCTCGTTCATAGACTGACCAATATTTGTACCTCGGAACTTGATGATATTTGCAGTGACCAGCCCGAACCTATTGGAGGTATCCAGCGTAAGCAGAGGACTATCAAGTGTCTGTCCACGAGCCTCTTGGCCTTTAATCTCCCCGTGATATTTCGTAAGGAAGGGGAGCACCAGACCATATCCGTTTTTCGATGTCATTGTTCCGAGCGGTTGATCAATACCTTGGCCTCTAAATCCATCACCGGAATGGTTAACTGTTACGATAAATGGATTAGGGTTGTCAAATCCGAACTTCACAAGACCGTGAGCTATACGACGTTGTGTACTATCTGCCAATGGGCGCTTCACTTTTAATCCGTAAATCTTTTTGATCTCTTTATCGGAATCAAAGATGCTCGGGCATGGAAGGGACCAATCAATAATTTCAGCAGCTGTCCGCCACGGCTTCCGCTTACCGGCCTGTACCTCAAGGCTATCGGGTGATCCGTGTGTCGGCTCCGGCCAGACAATGGGTTTGCCGTCCCGGCGCATTTCCATACACAGTCTGTTCCGAGAGGTAGGGGCGCCGTAATCGCATGCTACCAGTTCACGCCATTCAACCGCATAACCGAGCTGCCGCAGGCACTCGACGAAAGATTCAAAAATGCGCCCCTTCTCTTCTGGAATCGGTTGGCCCTCCTCATCCAACGGACCCCAGTCTTGGAATTCCTCAACGTTCTCAAGGATGATGACCCGTGGCTTAACTGCAATCGCCCATCGGATTACGACCCATGCCAAGCCGCGTATTTTCTTCTCGCGGGGCTTCCCGCCGCGGGCTTTACTATGATGAGTACAGTCCGGAGAGAACCAAGCCAGCCCAACAGGCCGCCCCCGGGTTGCCTTCACGGGGTCAACATCCCAAACATCCTCACAATAATGTTCCGTCTCGGGGTGATTGGCCTTGTGCATAGCAATAGCATCCGGGTCATGGTTGATAGCAATGTCCGGGCTGTAGCCTAACGCAAGCTCCATCCCGGTACTTGCCCCGCCTCCGCCGGCAAACGAATCGACGATGATCTCTCTCATACGCCCACCTGCTGCAGCTCGGCAGCCTCTGTATCATCCATGGTGATCGTTGCCATGCCGTCCCAAGACTCCCGAATCTCCTTGGCCTTGGCCGACACCGCAGCAGCCTGTTTTGGCTGCAGGACAATGCTCATGGCCTCCTCATAGTGCTGCTGGGCTTTGGCGTAAGCCCGGGAGTGAATAAAATTCATCCAGCCCCAAAACTTATCATTGCTGAATGACTTCACTTTCTGGAACGCCCTGCGGCGTTGTTGTTCGTTCATAGCAATCTCCCCTTGCCTTGTTGTAATTACAGCCACATCAGCAGCAGTCCCAGCACCACCAACGCCAGGCTAAATCGCACCAGCGTCTGCTCCGGGCTGGGCAGTTCCTCTTCCCGGACCGTGCCGACGATTCGGCCAGCGTCGTCTCTTATCCGGATAACTGTTTTCATGGGATCAGCACTCCTTCTTTTTGGCGGCTTCCTGCTCAGTAAGCCAGTCGCAGTAACGTTGGCAGTCTTCTTTATCACGAAAGAATACACTAAAGTAATTTCCCAACTCCTCAAATGAGGTGCCTGGTTTATAAATGTGTTCAGCATACTGGGTAGAGCTATAGTGATCGCTATCTGAATATCTCCGCTGATACCATGCCATCATGCTGGTTTTATCCCGGCTAATTCCGAACTCGGCAACTTGCATTTCTTCTGGCACGAAGACTTTTATCCCCACACTGCATTCGCATTCTTCTGACATCACCTTGCCCGAAGGTGAGAAGAATTTGATTTTCCGATAATCGTCACATTTATCACATTTAGGTTGAGCAAGCCTATTAGTGGTTGCCCGATAGGCGATAATATTAAAATCTTGCATCAGCTCAGTTAATCGCTCATTCCTGACTTGCCGCTTGAGATTGTCCTTCTCATACGAGAGTGCCCTTACTTTCCCGGCATACTCTGATTGGAGATTATTCCAATCCCGCTTAACCTTTTGAAGTCCCTCATTTTCTTTCCGCAGCCGGTCAAGCTCTGCTTTATGTTCATCCTTGATTGAGTTCATCAGGGATTCTTTCAGAGCATTGATCTGCTCCTCAAATTCGCTCGGTTCGTGGTAAAAATCATCATCGTACCAACTCATCGCGGATACACCTTCCTCAACTTAAAATTGACCTTCCCGTACATCGGCCGGCGGCGCCGGGATAGCTCCGCGGCAGCTTCCTGCCGCAGAACCGGGTGCGCGCCGGTATCCCACACGATCATCCGTAACTGCTGGGGAGTCGCAGCGCGCCAGTTCATCCCTTACGTCCCCCTTCCAACTGGGTGCCCAGCCGCTTGAGTTCCGCCCCGATCGGGCAAACCTTCGTGCAGTGCCTATCCACATAGAAGTGAATGTGTCCATGCTCCCGGATAATTTCAGCCCGCTGCTTACAGCCCTTGCAGTTGTCCTCTGAGATGCGAGTGATCTGGTGCAGCGTGTCGAGCCGGCTCATGTTAATCCCAGAGAGGCAGCTGTTTAACTCGTACCCGCAGCCCGGCCATCGGAGTATCAGGAATGTTTGTGATGTAGTAATCCTCACCGTTATGCTCGACACTGGAGTAAACCCAGATTTGATCGCCGTCAGAGTAAGAGTGAAGGAATTCAATCGATGATCCTGATGTGAAATAATCCCCGCTTGGCAGTTCATAGCGGCCAGAAGCATTTTTCCGGAGTGTTCCTTCTTCAATCACCGGAGCATTGACTTGCCGGAGCAACCGGCGGGCATCGTCCAGTTTGCTGCCAATCTTATTGTTCATTGACCGGAGATAATGTTCTTGAGGAGTGTCACCGTAAACACCCTCATTCTCCGCATCCTCAATCAGCTTCGCTAATCTCTTCAGCTCTGGCTCCAGCTTGATCAGAGCCATCTTGATCTTTTCCTTCATAAAAGTACCTCCCATTTATACAATCCTCGCTTTACTCCAAAATCCTTTAGTGTCGGTGTTAGCTGCTTTATTCCGGTTCATGAGGAACTCATAATGCCGCGATCCGTACTTTTCCATCTGAGCATCCCGGTTCCCGATGATCGCCTTGATCAACCGGTCGAAATCATCTGGAGAGTAATAGTAACGCGGGTGCTCACTCTCCAGCTCGGCGAAGCTGTTATCAAGCGTCGTCAGCAGATTGAATCGATAGGATAAGTGCTTCTTGCCATTGTGATCGCTGATCCGGACGCTGTTTGCCACACCATAATCAAATTTGAGATAAACACTGTTCGTCGTGTAAGCATCATACCGCTGTACCGTGATGCCCCGGGCCTTAACTGCCCTGGTGATCCGGTCGGCCAGCCTGCGGATGGATTCATCTTTAGGTGCCCGCACCTGCTTTGACTTGCCCATGTCCCTGCACCGCCTTCAGTCCGGCCAGCTCAGCCGAGTATTGGTAGAATGCCTCTGCATCCCAGTTGTCCAGTGCCTGATCTATCAGTTGCTGCAGCTGCTCTATCCGGTGTTTTAGGACGGCAGCCTCCCAAACCACTTCGATGTACTTATCCAGTGCCAGCGCATATAGTCCAAGGATAAACATGGCCGCTCCCTCCTTGTAAGAGAAGAAGCAGCTTACGCTGCTCCTCCGCCACCCTTCATTTTCTTTGCAGCCAGCTTCCGGTAAGTGCTGTACCGGGAAGAGAGCTGTCCGCTTCTCATGCCGTTCTCCAGGGCGATTTCACGCCATGTCTTGTTTTCTCTAAGGCGCTTCTCCAGCAGGTCCGGGAACGGAACGGGCTGGCCATCGAACTCCACTTCGGCAAAGATCGGACGGTCAGTAAGGATGAATTCGTCGAGCTGCTCTTTGTCGACATCTTCCTCGGCATCTCCTTCCGATTGCTGTTCGGCATCAGAACCCGTTACTTCAGAGGCGTCACCAGCAGCCTCAGATCCATCATTCTGGCCCTCTTCTTCCTGCCCGCCTTGCTCTTCATCAATCCAATTCGGCTGGAAATCTCCATCGCCTGCAGCAGCATCTTCTCCAGCAGACTCACCACCCTCTGATGAATCCCCGGCACCCCCTTCTGCTTCCCCACCGGATTCATCTCCCTGCTCAGATCCGCCGACTTCCTCCCCATCAGGCTGCTGGTCGAATATCGTTACCTGATCCGGATCATCTCCTTCACGCAGCTCTACACTGGTTACAACACCAGAAGCATCAGTCGTTACGCGGCGCCCGGTCACTTCCTGATGAATTTCTTCCTCTTCATCAAAGTTGAAAGCAGCTTGTGGATCGCCAAGGAACACGTTGATCTCCTCGCCCTGGTTACTGCTCAGAAAAAGAAGGTGTGGGAGTGCTGCTCTGAGCGGAATAAGCAGTTTCACTTCAACACTGGACTCACCAATCTTAATACCTTTTGCAATTTCTCCTGTAAATTTCGCGTGATCCTTCATCATTCGAATCATTCCCCTTTGCGTTTATTGGATTTGTCTGATCTTCACTTCGATGCGCGGACGGTTGCTGTACCGCTTGCGAACAAATGCTTCAACCACCTGACTGTCATCCTTCCAGATGACACCCTTCAGAGCGTCCTTCACCCCTTTCAGGTAGTTGTCAGCATCCGGCTTGGTTGTTGGCAGGACCTCACCCCGTTCAGCTTCTGCAGCTTTCTTTTTGCTGAAGCTCTTAGGTGTTGAACGGTAAGCAGTGATCGCAATTCCGAGTGGCCCTTCCAGCAGCGAAGCCGGCGCGTGCTCCGTCGCGGCCAGCCGTACATAATCTTTGTAGTCCCGGGATTTCTTAGGGTCATACGCCCTGGTGAAGCCACCGGCAGAACTGAATTTAGGCCGACCCTGCGCGACGGGCTCTCCGTACACCGTGAACTGAATCATAATGCTTCCCTCCCTGCTGCCGCGGCGGTTTCAGCTCTGAATCCAGTACGAACACCAACCCCGCGATCTTGCCGTTGTCATGCCAAACGGTGAAATAATTGGTTTGTTGAAAGAGTGGATCAACCAGCTTACGGGTTCTCATCCGGCTTCACCTCGCTTCCGATTGCCGATTGCGAGATCAAACTCCTCGATACCTTCATCGATCTGACGAGAGTCCAGTTCCGCGAACTTATTCAGCAAGTCGTCCCTGCTCGGGGCTACTCCGGTGCTGAGGTAAATATTCCGCATGTGATTGTACACATGCCAGTAATTCCAGGCGCTCATGATACGGCTCTCCGGATCGTCCGGGGCTTGCCGGAGTACCGGTTTATCAGTACTAATTCCTCACGAGTATCTCGCTCAACAAACCAGTTATCCATGATCAATCCATTTGCTTTAATTTCTTCCTTCTGCCGACGTGTCGGCCGCTTCCCCTGCTTCATTGCAATTCCCCTTTCTTACGCCCATTTTCGTTTATCAACATCGTCTGGAGGAGCCGGAACACTACTATGTGCTCGCTCGTAGTTGACGAATTTGTTGTACTGCTTCAAGAACACAAGCTCAGCTGTTCCCAGTGGGCCATTCCGCTGTTTCGCAATAATGATCTCGATGATGTTTTTCTTCTCAGTTTGCTGGTCGTAGTAGTCATCCCGGTACAGGAAGGCTACGATGTCAGCATCCTGTTCGATAGAACCAGATTCTCGCAGGTCTGAAAGCATTGGACGTTTATCCTGGCGCTGCTCTACCCCACGGCTGAGCTGAGAGAGTGCGACCACCGGGACATCCAGCTCCCGGGCGATCTGCTTAAGGGTCCGTGAAATCTCGGAGACCTCCTGCTGCCTGTTCTCATTGCGTTTACCAGCTCCGGATATCAGCTGCAGGTAATCAATCAGGATCAGTCCAAGGCCCTGCTGCTTTTTCAGCCTGCGGCATTTATTCCGGATCTCATGGACGGTGAGTGTCGGCGAATCGTCGATAAAGATATTGCTGTTCCCCAGGATACCAATCGCGTCAGCACCTTTCCGCCAATCCTCTTCAGCAAAGTCCGCTGTCCGCATATGATTCGCGTCCAGATTCGCTTCAGCACATATCATCCGTTGCACAAGCTGCGGCGCTGACATTTCAAGACTGAAGATTGCTACAGTCTCCTTCGCCCGAACCGCTACATTTTGAGCGACATTCAAGGCAAACGCCGTTTTCCCGACTGAAGGGCGAGCGGCAACGATGATGAGGTCACTCTTCTGGAACCCGGCGGTCAAAAGGTCAAGGTCAACGAATCCCGAAGGGATACCGCTGACACCATTCTCAGCCTTGTTTACGGCTCGATGCTCCATATCCTCGTAAACCTGGACAGCTACCTCACCGATCCGTTTGAACTCCTGCTTCGGTGCAGCCTGGTCGGATAAGCGAGAAGCATTGACTTGAGCGGATGCCAGCACCTGAGCCGGATCCTCGCTCTCGGAAGCCATCTGCGCTTGTTCAAGTCCCGTTCGGATCAACTCGCGGAGCAGGTGTTTCTCCTTCAGAATCCCGATGTAATAGTCCACGTTAGCCGCGGTTGGAACGCTTCGAGCGATCTTGGATAAGTAACTGACACCGCCGATATTCTCGAGCTGGCCGTTATCCTGAATCCTGGAAGTCAGCGTAACCAAGTCGATCGGATGCCCCTCCTCAGTGATCTGCTCGATGGCTTCGAAGATGAACCGATGCTCCGGGTTATAAAAAGCATCAACCGGCAATTCCAGCATTGCCTCGAGTGCATCGCCTTCCTTGTCGATCAGTACCGCCCCCAGGACAGCAGCTTCAGCTTCCGGGTTCTGCGGCATCTTAATGCTGGATATTAAGCCTTGCATAAAGCGCCTCCTTCATGCCTGGCGGCGGCGGCACTGCCTTTGATCGAGCATCTGCCATTTTGTGTACCAAATCTGCAGTTTGCCGGCGCATTCGTTCGCGCTCCAGTTGCTCCCCCAGGCGGCCTCGGATCTGCGATATCTTTGGCGGGAAGTCACTGGTCATGATGTGCTGACGAATATTAGACACAGCGACATCGTAGGGAATGTCCTTCAGCATATCCAAGTCTTCCTCCACCGCCTGAAGGCTGGCGTCAAAGTTGCTATAGCGCTTCTTGATTGTCTTGTAAAGCTTAGCGACTTCCAGCTTGTTCACGGGCTTCCTCCTCTCTGATCCAGCGATCCAGATCATCAATCTCTTGTTGCTGCTTCGTCTTTTTAGGCTGATGAGGGTCTTGCTTATCTCCCGGGGCGACTCCATCCATCGGCGGGCTGGTAGTTTGGGAGTTAAGCCAGGCTTCCTCAATCCCGTCCACGTAATACAAAAAGCTGGTCGGGTACTTGAAATTGTTACCTTCCCGTTCGCGCTTTGCCTGAAGCAGGCCCGCCATAGTAGTGATGGTAAAGGGTACCGGCATCCCCCCGGCGACCATCTTACCCATGGCTTCGCGTTCCCGTTGCTTAACATGAAAATCAAGTTTTGAATTAAGTTCGCAATAAGCGTTTAAAATGGCGATCATGCCATCTGCCTCTGGATCAATTTTTGGCTCAATCCATTCACTGCTGGCAGTAGTAGTAATAGTAGTACTAAGATCTTTTAATACAGTGTCGGGAAAGTGGTCCAATTTTCGGACAGGTTCACCGACAACTTGGTTAAAGTGGTCCGGATTTTGGACTACTTTTTCGGTTAATTCAGAAAAGTTGTCCGATTTTCGGACCACTTCTCCGACAACTATTAGATCAAATCTCACCTGATAATCACCTTTGGAACTCCCCCGAGGAGGAGGAGTGTAGCCGATTAACCCGGCTTTGACGAGTTTACTTCGATGTGTATTTAACGTATCCCGGCTCTTTATTCCGGTCTGAAGTGTAAGCTCTGTATTCGTCATCTGGAATGCCTGCCGCCAACCTAACTTGCTTGATTTGCGCCATAAGGCAACCATGATAGCTATTCCTTCGGGGCCATATTCCTCCGGCCCGCCTATCGCTTCATACTGGTTAAGGAGGCCGGCCATTGTTGGTTCTCTGGCTGACTCCGTCATGCACTCCCCCCTCCCGCAGCAGCCACTATTTTTTGCTTGCTCTATCATCCTGAATGTAAATGTGTGGGTACTTCGCTCGGATCACTGTAAAGCCAGGATGCCCGCGAGCAAAGTGCGCTTTGACTGCCTCCTTGAATGCGTCCGGATCGGAGGATCGCAATTGCCATACATGCTCCGCAATCATGCTCTTCCAAATCCGCTCACCCATCGGCCCGTTCATCGATCTGCTACCCGCACGAGTGCGCCGGTGGTCTCCTGTATCTCTTGCTTGAATCGCTCAGCGTCGCTGTTGCCGTCAGATAAATGCAGCAGCCAGATTTCCTCGACATTCCGGGTATCATTGGCTTTCAACATTTCCTTCACATTCTCCAGCGAGAAGTGAGAGCGAAGCAGCCGCTTCTTCTGTGCTGGATGGAGGTAACCAGCAGCCACCCGCTCATTGACGATATCCTCGGAGTAATTGCACTCCACCATGATGTGAGTCAAGCCGCTAAAGCGATGCTGGCAGTAGTAGGTGTCTGTCAGGAAGACCAGCTTATCTCCCGCTGTATTCGCCAGTAGGAAGCCTAGCGGCTCTTCTACATCGTGCTGGATATCGAACGGGAGAACTGTCCAGGTACCAATCGTGAATCCCTCCAGCGCCTTGATAACCTTCAGGCGATGCCCTGCCAAACCTCTGGCAGCCGCCGTCCCCGCGCTGGTGTAAATATTGATTCCTGCTCTCATAATGTCAGGAGCAGCCTTGCTATGATCTAGATGCTCGTGTGTGATAAGGCATCCGGCAATATCCGTCATCCGGAAGTTAAGGGCCCGCTGAATCGACTTATAAGGAAAACCGGCTTCCAGCAGAAGCGCGGTGTGCCCGTCCGTTATACGGTAGGCGTTACCGGCGCTACTGGAGCCGAGGCATTTGATGTCGATCATGTTAGAAATCCAGTTCTTGTTCAATTGGCGGAACATCATCAGCAAAGCCATGAGGATCATCGACAGGCTGCTTTGTACTTGGCGCTGGCTGTTGTTTAGCCGTCGGTGCAGTAGTACTTGGCTTGATATCAATCACTTCTCTGTTCGCACGCTCTGCGATCTCAGCTCTAACTTCTTCGCCAGTTACATCAATACGCTCGTCATATTCGTTATCTGTCGAGCGATTAATAGCATCGACCAGCAGGTCGCTGTCGTCACTGGTGTTGATGTAAGCCTTGGCCGCACGGTTGATAACAGTCCGCTTTGCCATTTCTTGCGGGAATTTTTTATGGACGGATTGACTCGTTTTACTCTGACTCCAGGAAGCGTCAACCTCCTTTTTAGTCATGACGGTAAGGATTTCTTCATCTTCGAGCGTTTTCACCACAGCGTAGACGCCAAGAATTTCATTATCCCGATTCTCAAAACTGGTTTCGTGTTTGACCAATTTTTCGCGCCCGCCCGCCACTTCATATTCAAATACATCGCCCTTGTAAATAACATTTGCCCAGATGTCCTTGACGTTGGACAGACGCTTAAGCACAGCTTGTGTACCGAAATAGGAGCGATTAAGCTGAAGCTTGCTGCCGTATACGATGAAGTAACATTGTGTCTTGGCCGGGCTTAGACCCTGCACAACCATATCGAGCAGTGCATTGGCTACAGATTCCCGCGTGCACACCTCCAACGCAGGCTTACCGTTCTTATCCTGAACCTCCTGGAGTTTGAAGAAGGCGCTTTTTAGCGCATTGCTCGCATTGTAATTCGGAGGCAAGATCAACCCATCATCCTGCAACCGTGTAAGGCTCCGATTAACATCATCAGTGATGTCCTTTTGAATAATCGCCACCTGATTACCTGTACTCAATTAAATCGCCTCCTGTATAGCTGCCGTCTCAATCCGCAGCTTCTTGTCTTTCTCACTGACTACCAGCCGTATTACCTGGGCATCCGTCCCGATCAGTTTCGTCACGGCCTCTGCATTGTCCACGAAGATCGGAGCAGAGAATCCGTAATGCTCACCCAGCGTATTGATGATGTCCAGGCCGACATTAATTCGGGCTGCGTTGTTCAGGCCACCGTCATACGGAACGCCCTTATAAAGCGTGTCGCAGACTTCCTTAATCCCGCCGTTGATCTGATCCTCGAAGAGCCGGAACCGGGCAAGCTTGAATTTGCTGTTGATCTTGGCATCCAACATGCTGACCTTGGTCTTCGTGAACTCCTCACACAGGAACAGTTCGTGCTGCAGGCGCTCGTATTCAGAAGCAAGCTCCCGCTCCTGGTTCTCCAGCTCTTCAACACGCTGCTGCGCGCGGCGGACACCTTCAAACTTAGCGAGATCCCGCTCCATCTCTTCGATCTCAGAACGCAGCCGGCGAATCTCTGTCCGAGCTGCTGCAGCTGAATCATCAGTTGAAGCCCTAAGCTCTCTGATCTGCAGCTGTACTGCCGCCGCTTCAGCTTGCTTACTGGCGTAAGTCGGATCAGCAGCCGGATCTTTCACGCCTGCTCGCAGGTCGGTCAGCTCATCCTCGGCAGCCGTCAACTCCGATTGAAGTAGTATCAGAGCGCTTTTCAAATTCTCAATTTCTTCGTGAAAGCGAATATTCTCTTGCTCATATTGCTGAGCAGCAGCCACAGCAGCTTTCCCAGAAGCATTAATACGTTCCTTCTGCTCGGCCAGCCTGCGGTTGAAGTCTGCCTCCGCCTTGTCGTGAGCTGCCTTTACCTGATCCTCTGGTAAGGACTGCCCGCAGGCCGAGCAGTGAGCATCATGCTCACCTGCAGGCTCAAAGGTTAAGCCCTTCAGCTCAGCAAACTCCGCTCGCAGCCGATCGGCTTCCTGCCGGCGCCCTGCCGCCTGCCGCTCATTCTGCTGAATGCGTTGCTGCTTATCCTCGATATCCCGGCGGTACCGGTTGACCTCGATATGCATTTGGTTGACAGCGTCCCGCTTAAGGGCAACCTTATCAAGCACATCCGAATGCAGTTGACCTTTAATGGAGATAAGCTCTGCTTCGATCTCCCGAAGCCGTTTTTCTTTCACAGCCACTTCACCACCGGAGAGGATACGGGTAAGCTCCGCTTCCCCTACCTCTACCCTGCTGCGCAGGATGGCGATGTCTTCCTTAAGCAACTCTTCATCCAGTTCGGCAATGTCCGGCATCTGGCGCTGAACCTCACTGATCCGAACTGGCAGCTCCTTGATCTCCTTGTTAATCACACTGCAGCGCGAGGTTATGACCTTCTTGTGAGATTCAAGGTCCCGCCCGCCGAGAATGCCCGGCAGCGGAGCCAGATCCTTGTTGCCGTGGATCACTTCAGCGTCCGTCAGGTCACCGCACACTTCCAATAGAACCTTCCGGCGGTCCTCTTTCTTAAGGACTTCATTGAAGTAAGAAGGGCTGGTCAAAAGCTTAAACAGTTCCTCTTTAATGACCGAATCCACCTCAGCGGTGTACTCTCCCTTTTTCACGGGAACACCGTCGAGGAAGTAAGTGGTCTCATGGCCTTCAAAGGCATCCGTCGCGGATCCGTGCTTCTTCGTCCATTTCTCTGAATAGACCCGGCGGAAGGAGCGGCGGCGGCCATCGATCAGGAAGACTCCCTCGACCTCATGCTCCAGTTTGTGCTGCAGCACCTTTCCAGCACCATCCAAGCCTTTGATTTCGAAGTCAGCCTTGTTCTGGCTGTCCTTACCAAACAGAAGCCAAACAAAAGCATCGAACACAGTTGTCTTCCCGGTGGCATTGTCACCGAAGACATCAGCGTCCCCGCCGTTGACGGCGAGGACAAGTTCTTTAACACCTTTGAAATTACGGAGCGTCAGGCGCTCCAGAACGATACGCTTCAAGCGATCTCCCCCTCGATTGCCGCCCTGCACTCATCATGCAGGAGCGACTGCTGATCTGGTGTTTCGGGATAACGGATGCCGTCCAAGTAAGTCCGGATGGCATATTCAACTTCGGCCAGCTGGTCCGGATCAGCATGCAGCTGAAAGGTGCCGGTCTGCTGCCGGATGGAAAGAATCGACGGCGAGTAGTGCGTTGGAGGCACAATTTCAACCTCGATGCGCTGCCCACTGATGTGAGCAGAAAAAGCTGTTGACATTCCCATTCCCTCCCTCTTGTGTCATTCGGCCCTCATCGTGTAAGATAAGGGCAAGTGGTAAAACATTATTGCTATTCAGTTTTCAAAGAGCGAGCGTCCCGGTGCAACGGGGCGTTTTTTTATTGATGCGTCAGCCGCATCTTGGAACACCAGAGGGAGGAAAGGTTATTTCTAAGCTCTGATGCTCCAAGACAGGGGCCGAAGCCACTGCTTACTCAAGTCTCGCTACTTCCTGCATGATTGCTTCCCGGATGTCTGCCGGCAGTAGATCAATCACTTCAACCAGTTGATCCCACTTAGCAGTAGCGAGCTGTTTGATCCGGTCCTGCTGCAGAATGAAAGCCTGGGTGTATTCCTTGATGGCCGCCCGGATCTTCTGGACCCGATCGATAGCGGACCAATATTCCTGCCTGCGTTTTATGTACAGTTCCGCAAGCGCTACGGCGAATTCAGTCTTATCATGCTCCGTCATACCGCCTCACCCTTGCTTTCAATGAATTTCAAAGGTACAATGGGCATAACGAGTCGCTTTAATGGAGTGCTCAAACCGGTCCGCCCTGCCAGGCGGGCTTTTTCTTTTTCATTGATAATTGCGATCGATAATTCCCGCATTTCATTTACCAAGAACCAATCCCACGTTCCATCCGGCTGCTGTGTCTTTGAAAGTTCTTGGTGAATGTTTCTCAATTCGCACAACCGCGTCCGTGCTGCTCGTAATGCATCGAATTCCATTTCAAACCCTCATTTCATGTATTGTTTTGCTTTCAGATCCGCTCTGTGTTCTTTCCAAGTCGCCAGCCAGCTGAAGCTGTATTCCTTACAAAGCACTGCGGCCAGATGGGTCAGGGCTGTTATTGCTTCTACCGTTTCCATCAGTAGGCGTTTGATTTGCTTACGATCCGTTTCACTAAGCTGCTTGTTTGTCTTACTGATCGGGGCGTCGCTTGAAGCTTCAAGCACTTCCTGAACTTCCTCCATCGTCTTGAACAGTACGCTGGCCCGATGCAGATCTACATTGTCCAGCCAAGGAGCAGAAGCACCGCCGGTGACTTCCGCAGCTGCAGCAAGGTATAATTGACCGTCATCGTAATGCTCAGCTGCTGCTTTCATTACTGGCTTGGAAGCTCTGCGGGACCCCCTTGCAATTTTTCCTATTAAGGAAGCATCAGCATGAACAATAAGCCCCGCCTTCTCCCTGGTATCTCCTGACTGCTTTAATGCCTGCTCTAATGCAGTCCGAATTGTCCGATAGCCAACTTCTGATCCTCTCCTTTGTCCGGTTTTGCGGGTTATATCGGACAGAGGCCTGATGTATGATTGTCTTAAGCAATTCCCCTTGCCGCATTCCCTGCCCGCCGCTGCCGGTACAGCTCGGCGGGTTTGTTTTATCCAGCCACATGGCTGCGTTTCGATTTGTAATTAACACCGGCGTTCTCCTGAACCCAGTCTGTGTGCTGCTCGATCCAGCGCAGCAGCAGTGCTGTAGGAATCCGAGGATTACCGAACTCACGATTGACTGGAAAGTCCTTTCGTCTCATTACCTCTGTTGCCTTTGGAGCGCTGATATCCAGCAGATCCATGAACTGCGTTCTGTTAAGGACGGGAGGTAAGGAAACCGGCACCTGTACTGCGTATGCCTCGATTGCTTTGGAGACAACTTTATCGAGCAGGCGCTCCAGATCGGCTTCTTCCATGACGATGAGGGCCATTTAGATAACCTCCTCACTCTTATTTTCTAAGAGTTTTGATCAAAAAATAACTTGGATTCAACTTCAGTGCAGAACAAATTTTTTCATAATCCACGGTATCAACTCGTTGCTTACCTGTCATCATTCGAGAAAGCTTTTTAAGTCCTATACCAGATTCTTTAGCTACATAAGTGAATGTCAAGCCATTGTCTTTTATATACTTACGAATTCGGCGATTGATTTCCATCACTGCACCTCCCTTTATCTTAGATACTAAGAACTTGTGATTACAATATAACTCTTAATTTCTAATACGTCAAGCATAAAGTCTAAATTTCTAAGAGTTAATTCTTTGTTATTAGGAATTTGGTTATAATTATAAGTCGAGGGGGGTGAATGGCTTGTCGGTTGTTTCAGAACGATTGAAAAAAGCTCGAAAGAAGAGTGGTCTTACGCAGGTGGATGTACAAAAGAAAACTGGCATTCATAACAAAACGCTGAGTGGATATGAGAACGAGGTGAGTGAGCCGGATATCGGAACAATAAACATCCTCTCTGATCTATATGAAGTTTCAGTGGATTGGTTGTATGGGAAAACAGATGACCAAAAAAAAGTTGTGTCCCAAACTTCGATGGACGAAAACAGAAGATATCTAATAGATAAGATAATGCGCGCTTCTGATGAAGATCTTCCTGATCTAAAGATTCTTATTAATAGAGTATTATCTGACAACGACTAGCTGTCATCTTTTAGTAATTCTTGTTCTGCCTCCAATTCTTGAAATAAGAGGACGAGCAATTCGATTTGTTTATCATCCGCACCACAAATTTTACTGATTAATTCCTCTTTTTCAGTCATGGTTGCACCATCCGTTTCTTAGGTGGATTATTTTATCATATTAACATACGAACCAACGTTCGTAAACGATCCATAAAAATGGTATAATAGAGGTGGCAGTGCGATGGAACTTGTTCCTGTGCGCTGTCGCATTCCCGAGCTGATCGCACGGCGCCGTGAAATGGAACCGAAGAGCAGCGAAATTAAGATCAATCAACAATGGCTAGCAGATAAGGTGAGTCTTAGTAAGCAACAAATGTCGGATTACATTCATCTCCGTTCTGGTTACCAGAGCATGGGTATTCAGCGTGCAGCATTGATTGCTTACTACCTTGATTGTTTGATAGACGATCTTTTTGTTTGGGAATGGCGATAGCTGAGTGGCTAAGCCGCTCTTATGGAACAAGTACCGATTAATCAGTACTATTCACATTAGATTCACCTCGCAAATATGTATGTCCTTGCTGTATTACATACTTTATCACATTAAATTAGAAAGCGCTGTCGAAAAAGGACGAACGAAAGCACCCCCTAAACACCATTGAAGGGGTTGACTTTTACGTTCACATTTGCTTTAAAACATGTAGTTGTGTCCCATCTTTGAATGTAATCACCGAACCATTGTTCTCAATAGATTGGATCTTCTCGATTTTCTCTTCCTGGACAAGAGCAGTCCGGCCGACCATGATAAATCCCTCATCCTTCAGAGCCGCAGCTGCCTCGGCCAATATGTCCAGATCATGGTAGGAGCCATTCGTGGTGTGATAAGCGAGAACGGCCATTGAATGCCCTGATCGTTGCCATTTATCAATATAGTTGACGTCCTTGAGGTCTACGTCCTTCCATTCAAACTTCTGACTCTTCTTAAGCTGCAGTTTCTTCATTCTCCTAATCATAAAGTCTCCCCTGTCAGATCTCTGTTGTTGAGATAATTTTACGACAAAGTTTGACATGAGACATTGCATAAAATATTACAGTCGTAAAGGTGGTGTCTTTAATTGATCATGTTTGGTTTTCCAGCGAGAATTACGATTATGGTGAGGAATACCTGATACAGAAAACAGAAGAAGTCCTTCACGATCCTTGCGAGCTCCACTTCATGTATGAAAGCTTAATCATCTTTTATAACAATTACTTATATTATCAGAGCGATGCTGCGGAAAAGCTCGTGATGGTCTGCCGACTGGACATAGAGTTTTATTTCCGTTTCATTGACGCCTGGCGAGCCCGCTATCGCAATGAAAGGCTTCCGATAGATCCTCTTTCGTTTAAAACACTCTGGCGCTTTTACGAAACCAGAGGTCTCTTATATGAGGCAATTGATATTTGCTATGCAGCAATTGAATATGAAATCCAGGACTACACCCAGGGAGGATACGTTGAACGAGTAGCGCGATTAGAGAGACGATTGGAAGAGTATTTAAAAAATTCATAA